CCACAGCGCATAAAAATATCCTTAAATTGTGCAAATGATTTTTCCTTAAATTAAAAAATGATTTTGGGTTTTGGTTCCTTGTTTTAGGCGTTATTGAGTACTTATACTTAGTCAAAAATATATAAGTCCTGACAAACAATGGTTTGCTATACGTTTTTTTGTACACAAAAAGTTGATTTTAAACGGTTTTTTGTGTAGCAATAATTTCCAGTTTGGGGGTATTGAGATAAAAAAGAAAACAATGCTTATTGATGAAAGCACCGGTGAAGTTATAAATACCAAAGAAGAAACATTCACAAACTCACTGAATGAAGACGGATACAGAATACCTTCTCATAAATTTGGAGCACGAATTTTTAGTGAAGTCCAGTTCCCCAGGGAAATGAGTTACGGAGATATCGGAAAAATGACTTGTTTGGCCAAAATGATGATTGCCAAAAACAATATGCTTGGTTACAGAGGGCAGGGAAAAATAGTCCCATACGCAGCGGAAGAAATAGGCGGTTTGGTTGGATTATCAGGGCGCAGATCGAAAGAGTTTGTTTGGAAAATGATTAACCTTGGCGTCATGTGCCGAGAAGATGCCAAGGATGAAACGAGATATTTTATCAATCCGGCTTATTTTATTGCAAACGGGCGACGGCTTTCCCTTGATATGTTTATCAGGTTTCAAAAAGAGCTAATTCCCTTGTTACCAAAATGGGTTATAAATGAGTTTTTGAGACGGGCAGAAGTTAAAAAAGATTATGAATTATTGCATGGTAACTTCAAAAGCGCTATTAAACAGATAAATAAATCTCAAGGAGGCAACCAATGAAACGTCAATCTTTACCCAAAGCAAAAATCCTTAATCCCTGGCCGCCACAAAAGCGCAGGGCCAACCGGGAAGCAATCGAATGGGAACTTAAGACCTATAAAGCTATGCGTCAGGAAATTGACGAGGTAATGCATGAAATTGATGAGATGGCCGCGCCGTCCGCGTGTGATATTCGGGAGTCAATCTATACCAAATCCAAAGAGATGACCTTTCCGGGTGGTTTTAACACTTCCGTTATTATCGGTAAGCCGGTCCGTAACGCAAATGACCCGACCGCGGACAAGGCAGAACAAATTAGACGATATCGGGAGTTAAGACTTGGCGGGACGGAATACCGGGAAATGGTTCGCCGGATTAATGCGATTGAGCGGGTAATGGATAGGCTGGAGCGGTCGGGCCTTCGAGATTTTAACCAGTTGGCGGTTTTGATTAAACGGCGGTATTTTGATCAAGAAGACATGCACATATTAATGGGAGAGTTTAATATTTCAAGAAAAACTTTTTATCGTAAAAGAGACTTGATTATTACAAAAATAGCCAAAGAACTAGGTTTTGTAATTTGATGACACATTCTTGAAAAACAAGGCAAAAAGTCGTTTAAAAACAGGCTTTAAGCTTGGTAAAAAAAGTTGACACAAAGATGACACATTTTTGCCCCAAAAACATGATAAAATTGTATTGTAAAAAATTATAAATAGCCGTTTCGAGAAATTGGGCGGTTTTTATTATGTTCAATTTTAGCCTTGCCGTGGGATTATCCCAAAGCGGTAAACTCTCCGCCGCTTGGCAAGGCTATAAAATAGGAGAGAAAAATATCAGGAGGATAAAATAATGAATTACATTATTGAAATGGCTACAGAACATAAAAAATATTTAGAAACGGAGATAGAGGAAATAGACAAACAAATAAAATATCTCAGTAATAATATGGCGCAACTTGAAAATACCCGTAAAGAACATATCGATAAAATTACGCAGCTTACTAATTTCATCAAGGAGAGTGGCAATAATTTCAAAACCGCAATTAATCAAATCAACCAAAAATAGTTTTGGCAAACAATGAGGTGATTAAAAAATGGAAATTTTGATCGAGCAAGAAATTAACGATTTATTTAACGTTACCCCAGAAATGGCAGATTACATTAAAATAAATTCAAATAAATATTCTGATGCCTATGACGAATTTATTAAGGCATTAAGTGGAACGATTGTTAATTTTATAATCAAATAAAGCATAGATAAAAATATCAGGAGAGCGGACGTTATGAAAAGTTTAAGCAAGTATGCAATATCATTGCCAGAATTTGTTCAAGAGGCAGATTTGCGCGAAATGATGCGGTTTATCAAAGGAGAAGGTAAATATTGGTTTATAGGTATCGGTATCCATACATATCCAGGAACCATACAGCAAAAATATTGCGAAGAACTTGAAGCAAGAGGGCTAATATATCGGCAGATCGATGAGAAAAATCATGTATTTTGGATGCCAAAAAAAGTTAAGGAGAGTGGTAATGGTGGATAGATATAGCATAGTAGCCGAATCAGGATGGGAAGATTTTAAGGATGATACTGGCGAATGGGTTAAATACGAAGATGTTAAAGGCTTGGAGTTACAGGTAATGACTTTAACTGAACAATTAAGCAAAATGAAGCGGAGACAAAGCAAACAGTTTAACATTAATGATTGTGTCAGGGTTAAACTAACCGATTTAGGTAAAGACGTTTATTATCACCAATATGATGAAACGAATGATTATTATGACAGGCAAATTTTTAAACCACATTATCCTGCAGTAGATAAAGAAGGATATACCGAGTTCAATCTATTGGAATTAATGAGATTATATGGAACTTATTGTAGCAACGGTTGCGACTTACCATTTGAGACAAATATAACGTTGTGTGATTGTTAGGAAGTGATACTATGCCTAGCGGCAGACCTAGAAAACCAATATCCCTATTGAAACAAGAGAAAAAAACGCATTTAACTAAAAAGCAGATTGCGGAACGCGAAAAATCCGAAGTCAAGACCGGCGATAAAAATTTAATTGCTCCAGATTATATCAGGAACGATTTTAACGCTTTCAAAAAATGGAACGAAATTCTAGAAATTTATAAAGATGTTGATTTTGTAACTTCCGGAGACACTGGATTTCTCGCCCGGTATTGTCTCACGTACAGCGAATATTTAGGCTTAGTAGAACGCAGGAACAAGCTAAACTCAATGTATTCCAATTGGGAAGAATATAAAGACGTTTTACCAGAAGATTTTCGGAATGCCATAGACGAACTTTTTAAACACGATTACGAATTGCAACTCGAAACTGCCATTAACAAGAAGATGGAACTGTTAATAAAGATGGAAGACCGTTCTTTCTTGAATCCATTGGCGAAGGTTAAGGGCATACCGCAAAAACAGGAAAAGCCAAAGAAAACTCCCTTGCAGCAGCGCGGGTTTGGTAATGTATAAAAAATATGGTGGCGGAATAGGTAGACGCAAACGCATGATATTGTATAACAGTAATCCGGTACTGGATGGTATAAGGTTCGCGAGGCGCTCATCCTCCATATAAAAATGAGATCATGCGGCAGACCATGTTGGGTGCAAATCCCAACCCAACCCTATTTTATATTTATTTAGAGCCAATAGGCTTTTTTTATTAGTTGGTGATAATGTATGAAAAAGCGCAAAGACCTGATTCTCGAAGAATTAATTGATTATTGCCATGATATTGAAGATAAAAAAATCATAGCCTGTCAAAAATACATTTGGGCTTGCCGAAGGTTTATCAATGATATAGAACGGTCAAATAACGGCGATATGCCTTATATATTTAATCCTCAAATATCATTAGCAACTGGTGAATATGATGAACATGACAAACCTATAATGGATAAATTTTATCCGGTCGATAGATATCTCGATTGGATGCGGCTTTTTAAGCATAGCAAAGGAGAGTTGGCTGGAAAACCTAAAATTCCGGCAATTTATGAAAAATTTGTATATGGTAATATTTATGGATGGGTCAATAAAGATACTCATTTAAGGCGATTTCGACGTTCTTATGAACAGCTTGCCAGGAAAAATGCCAAGAGCCAGGATAAGGGCATTGAAGCCTTATATGAAATATCCGCTTTCGGAGAACCAATGGCAGAGGCTTATGTGGCGGCAACAAAAAAAGCCGATACAAGACATGTTTGGAGCGAAGCCAAATGGCTTTATAATAATTCTGAGTATTTACGAGATAGTTTTACATGCAAGTTTGAACAGGATTTAATGCAAGTCGTGATCCGTCACAAAAAAAGCGGGTCTTTTTTTATGCGTTTATCGAAAGATGATAAAAAGACTGGGGATGGTACGTGTCCGCAATTTTTTTGCCTCGATGAATACCATTTGCATGAAACAACAGAATATTATGACATCGGAACTTCGGGTATGAAAACCCGAAAACAGCCTCTTTTATCAATTATTACAACCGCTGGATTTGATTTGAGTCATCCGTGTTATGCGGTTGAGTATGAGTATGTTTCTAAGATTCTTAACCCCAATATCGATGTCGAAAACGACAGATATTTTGTGGCAATTTGTGAAGCTGATTTGGATGAAGATGGAGTCCTAATTGATCCTATTGATAGCGATGAAATTAGGCTAAAATCAAACCCGATCATTGGAGATACCGAGACTGGAAAAGAATCGATTTTAATTGATTTGTCAGAAGCGTTAGACAAGCCTGAAAAAATGCGGGATGTCAAAACCAAGACATTTAACATATGGATTAATGAACGGACTGCCGGATATATGAACATGGAAAAATGGAAAGCTTGCGGTGCAACTGCAGAAAATCCGTTTCCAGATGTTAAAGGAATGCGATGTTTTCCGGGAATCGATCTTTCAGCCACTCTTGATTTAACAAGCGTTGGTTTTGATATTCCGCTAGGTGAAGAAAGATATGCGATTTTATCTCATTCATTTATGCCAGAAGAAACCTACAAAAAACGTATGAAGGAAAACAAAATAAGATTTGACTTATGGCGTGAGAAGGGATGGTTAACCGTTACTGATGGCGCTGAGGTGAATTATCACATTGTTTTAAAATACATTCTTGATACATTTGAAAAATACGAATGGCCAAAAAATGAATTTTGTTTTGATAAGGCTATGGCAACGTGGTTATCGCACGAGCTTCAAGAAGCCGGATTTCCTATACCGGTTGAAATTTATCAGGGGTATAGAGATTTAAGCGAACCGACTAAAGATTTAAGGGCAAAGGTTTATAGCGGGAAAGTAATACATGACAACAACCCTGTTTTAAACTGGGTCATGTCAAATGCAATCATTCGGAAAAGCCCGAACGAATCAATCATGTTAGACAAGGATAAAGCTTCAGAAAAAATTGATCCTGTGGCGGCGATTATCAACGCTCATAATCGGGCCATGGTCAACGAACCAATTAAAAGGTCTATTTACGAGGAGAGAGCGTCATTTAGATTATAGGAGGGGAAAAATGGATGAAAAAATTTTTGAAAAAACTTTAGATATTTTGAAACAATTAATTGCGGATATCGAAAACGGCAAATATGAATTTAGAGAAGTTACCGTAAAACGCGAAGCAATTCCTAAAGCGTCTATTGGCAATTGGAACGATTGGGAAGAATGGGAACCGTCGAAGGAGGTTGACTGGCATATAAAACTAAGAACCAAGGAGGAACCCGATGCAAGACTTCCGCTGCTTTAACTGCAATAAAAAACTAGCTGAATATGAAGGCAATGTAAAAATTAGTATTAAATGCCCAAGGTGCGGGACGCTAAATTTAAAGGAGGAATCACAAGATGATCGGAAAAATAATATGGTACGGACTTGACTTCTTAGCGGAACTATATTTGATAATTATTATGTGGAAAAACGTTCATTGGTCAATTGCATTACTTATGACATTAACCAGACTTGGAACATTAATGGATTGCTGGAGTAAAGGATTAAATAAATAAAAGGAGAGTTACAAGATGACCGAAGACAAACTATTAAAGCTAATTAACTTTTGTAAATGTTCTGTTTATGTTGAAGTAAACGATCATAAAAGTTTTTATGAATCTGTTGAAAATTATCTTGAAGAAAGACATTTAGAATGTTTAAATGAAACTGATAAAGACGTATTAGACAAAATTTATGAAACCGACAATTTGGTTTACATCCAGTTTTATCCTAATACGCCAATTGGATTTTATAGTATTTTGCATTATGATTTAGATAAAGCGTTGGATTTGGCGCTTGAAATTATAAATTGTAATAAATAGCCAGAGGTTCTAGAAGCCCACTCCTTAATCGGGGTGGGCTTTTTTATTTTACCCAAAAAACGAAAGGAGATAATTATTATGACGAAACAAGAACGAGAAATTATTCTGGAACAAATTAATTATTTAGCGAAAATTAACAATAAAATTATGAATACATTGGATAATGATTTGTTTTTTTCACAAGCCATACCTATGATGACGGAAATAAGACAAAATGTTCAAGAAATAAGAAATTTGTTTGATTTTATTAAATAATCAAACTTTTTTTATTTTGTCCAAACGGAGGTTTTCTTATGTTTAAACTACCTAAATTAAACCTAAAAAAGCCGCATTTTACCGACGAATTTAAGCAAGAAATCGGATTAATCGGCTTTTTTTGTTGCTTTTGTGTTGGTATTTGGGGTTATGATTGGCGAATTGCTTGCATTATCGGTGGAGCAATGGGGATGTGGTTCTTATTTCCTAGAAAGGGGGTGATTAAATGAAGTGTTTAAATTGTGGATATGAATTAAATAAATGCATTATGGATATTTTTTATAATTATGAATACAGATGTCCTTGCGGAGTTAAGTATTCAAAAGACTTTGTTAAAAATTTTGATAAAACTGAATGGAAACGGATTAGAAGATGGAGATTATTCAAGGTTCATAAATATTCCGATGGTTTAAAAACACTCATTTTTTATTCGATAAAAAATAGAGTCGTTCACCCGTTGCACTATAAATTACATAATCTTTTGGTGAAATGGGGGTGGATTGACGAATGGGTTTTATCACAAGACAAGCAGTAAAAAATATGCTTTCCGTTCGTGAACTTGATTATTTGATGGAAAGCCGATGGGGCAGACCGACAACCGCCGGGGTCCCAGTATCAGAGCGGTCTGCCATGAGTTTGATAGAAGTTTACAAATGCGTTAAAGTCCGGGCCGAAACAAGGGGATGTTTGCCGGTCGGAATTTACAAAAAGCGTCCCGATGGTCGAGGGAGAGATCCGGCGACTGATCATCCTTTGCAAGACCTTTTGAATGTCTCACCAAACAAAGAAATGAATTCCCAAACATTTTCCGAAAGGTCGGAAATTTATGTCTCTTTGTGGGGGAATGATTATTCATATATAACACGCAATACAAGCCGAAATAAAAATGTTACCGAGCTTTATCCGATTCCGGCCTACCAAATACAAGCTAAACGAGATCCTGAAACACAGGATCTTTTTTATGAGTATCGAGACAGAGGCAAAACCGAACGAATTCCTCCTGAAAAGATATTTCATCTTGTAGGAATGTCATTTGATGGCGTGACGGGCATTTCGACAATCGGAATGGCGCGGGAAGCAGTTGCCCAAGGGTTGGCAATGCAAGAATTTTCAAACCGTTTTTTCGGAAACGGAATGAATTTTGGCGGCATATTGGAATGCCCGGATAAATTAACTCCGGAAGCCCGAAAAAACATGAAGCAGGCCGCGCAGGAATTAGCCGGAGGGCTTGCTAACGCCTGGGAGCCATTTGTTTTGGAAGAAGGTACAAAATATAACCGGATTCCAATGTCCTTTGTTGACGCTCAATTTATTGAGGTGATGAATCTTAATAAAGAGGATATCGACGGTCTGTTTCGCGTGCCGCCCCATATGGTAGCGAACTTAAAAGAATCCACAAATAATAATATCGAACATCAAGGAATTGAGTTTGTAACTTATTCCCTGTTGCCGATGATAACCCGATTCGAAAGGACGGCCAATTGGAAGTTGTTAACGCGACAAGAACGCGAAGCTGGTTATTATGTCAAGGTCAACGTTGACGCTTTATTGCGTGGCGATGCTGCAAGTCGGGGCGAATATCTGCAAAAGAAACGGCAAAACGGGTCTTTGTCGGCTAACGATTGGCGCGAATTGGATGATGAAAATCCAATTAAACAGCCTGGCGGTGATGCTTACCTGGTTAATGGAAACATGATTAGCCTTGAAACCGCCATGAAGCAGCAACCAAGGACGAACACACAGAAAGGAGGAAATGATTAGTGAAAACACAGATCAAAGGCGTTGTTGTATCAAATGATGATAAATGGATTTATGATTGGTTTGGAATGGATGCAATAAGCCCAAAAGATATATTAAATGAAATCGAAGCCGCCGACGGGGAAGATTTAGAGGTTGAAATCAACAGTCCTGGGGGTGATGTTTATGCGGGTTCTGAAATTTATTCTTCGTTAATGGCGTATAAAGGCAAAGTGATTACTGATATCGTTGGAATAGCCGCGAGCGCCGCTGGGCTTATAGCAATGGCAGGCCGTCCAACTCGAATATCTCCAACCGCCCAGTTGATGGTTCATAATGCAATGTCGCAACCTTATGGAGATTATAGGATTTTGCAGCAAGAATCAGATATTTTGAAAAATTATAATATTTCAATTGCCAATGCCTATCGCTTAAAAACCGGTATGAGCCAAGAACAAATATTGGAAATTATGGGCAAAGGGGGATCATATAATGGTGGTTCGTGGTTGAATGCGCAGCAAGCCTTGGAGCTAAAATTTGTTGATGAAATTATGTTTGATGAAGGTAAAAAACTTGTTGCAAGTGCCGGATTAACCACAATATTGCCGCCAACAGTAATTAGCAAGCTAAAAAATCATTTAAAACAAATTGAAAATTCCCCCATAAACAAGATTACCAAAGCTATGAATGGCGTAGCACCTAGCGACGTTTCCAAGAAAAAAGCCCCAGAAGACGAGGAATGGAATGCCCCGACACTTTCGGATTTTACGGATAAATCTTGGGAAGATTTGACTGATACCGAAAAAACAAATATTGCCGGTCATTTTGCTTGGGCAGCAGAAATGCCACCTGCAACATATGGCGATCTGAAACTACCACATCATAATACAAGCGGCGAAATAGTATGGCGCGGGGTGGCAAACGCGGCGGCAAGGCTAAGCCAAAGCAGCATTCCAAGTGAAGATATTCCAAAGGTTCAAGCCCACTTAGGAGCACATTACAAAGCATTTGACAAAACGCCGCCTTGGGAGAAAGGCGAAACTGAAAACAAGTTAACTATAAAAACCGGAATTACACCTGAGTTTGAACAATTTGTTGCTCAACTTGGAAAAGCTGTAATTTTACTGGAAGAAATCAAAAACAAATTATCTACCGAAGAGAAACCCGCCGATAAAAGCGGGTTTTTTGATATGCAATTATCCGAAAAAATCAATCAATTAAATCTTAGGAGGAATGTTAAATGAAATTAGAAGCATTGTATGCAAAAGCAAATGAATTGCAGACCAAAGTAAACGATCTGCAGACCAAGGAAAATAGGTCTGCTGAAGAAAACGAGCAGTTAAAAACTTTAGTGAATGAATGGGAAGGTGTTGAAAACCAGATTGACACTGAGGAAAAAGTTCAGAAGTTGAATGACAAAACCAAAGAACCGGAGAACAGAGGTTGGCGACCTGCGGCGGAAGCAAAAAATCACCAATTTCCAAGAGAATTTAAAAATCTTACCGATCAGTTAATTTCAATCCGAAATTTTGGCGAAACCGGGCGTATGGATGACCGTCTATTGAAAGTTAATAACGCCGCTTTAGGGACGAATGAAGGCAATTTAACCGAGGGCGGTTTTGCTATTCAGCAAGATTTCGGTGGATTAATCATGGAATCAGCCGCGAGCGCAGGAGATATTTTAAGCCGAGTTGACACGTATCAAATTTCCGGCAATTCTAACTCCATGAAATGGGTTGAAGTAGTCGAAGATAGCATAGCAACAACTGTATTTGGCGGAATCCGTGTTTATTGGGCGGCAGAATCCAACGAGGTTGAAGCGAGCAAACCAAAACTGCAAGAAAAAGAGCTGAAACTTGAGAAACTTATGGGACTTGCTTACACCACTTATGAAATGGATGCCGATAGTAATTTTGTCGATCAACTTTATACTAGGGCTTTCCAATTAGCTATCCGGCGTGAGGTTGAGGCTTGTATTGTTGCCGGAACCGGGGCAGGTAAGCCTAAAGGATTATTGAAATCCGGTGCGCTTGTGACTGTCCCCAAAGAGCAAGGGCAAGCCGCCGCGACTGTTTTGTGGTCTAATATGTCCAAAATGTATAATCGGCGTTTGATGATGCCTGGCAGTAATTATGTCTGGCTGGTTCATCCGGATTTGCAAGAACAATTTGATTTTCTTGAATTTCCGGTTGGAGTCGGTGGCGTTCCGATTTATCTGCAACAGACCCAAGTCGGTCAATTAAGCACTATCAAAGGACTGCCCATTGTCGAAACCGATAATTGTTCAGCGCTCGGAACTTTAGGCGACATCAATTGCGTAGATTTAAACGATTATGCCTTGATTTACAAAGGCGGAATTGATTCGGCAGATTCCATCCATGTCGAATTTTTAAGCGCTCAAAGATGTTTTCGGTTTATTTTCCGCGTTAATGGTATGCCTAAGACTTCTAGAGCGATAGCTATTAAAAATAGCCCAAACAAACGCAGCCCGATCACTACTTTGGCAACCAGAGCATAAAAAAGCAAGATCAATTTCTTGCTTTTTTATTTTAAAAAAATAAATTTAGGAGGTTTTAAAAATGATTTTTGATAAAATGTTATTCCCTCAAGCTGTTTGGCCAGTGGATTTTCATACTGACGCAAACGCAGGAGATTATGTCAGCCTGAAAGATTATCCTACTGTTGGCGTTTTGATATCTCAAAATACTGCCGCCGGGACTGCGGCGGTAACTCTCGTCCAGGCAAAAGATGTTGCAGCTACCGGAGCGAAAGCGCTTGCCTTTACTCGTTATTGGGTTAGCGGTGTAAAACTAAATTATGACAATCCAACCGGAAAATTTACGGTTGGTGAAGTTGTAAACGGAGCCGGTGGTGGCCAGGGAACTGTATATTATGATAATGGGACATATCTTTTGCTTTATACCGTTAACGCCACTGCTTTTGTCGATAATGAAACAATTACTGGCGCAACTTCCGCAACCACAGCGAGTGCTGATGGAATTGGAATCAACGAGGACATAATGTTACCAGTAGATCTTGCTGCTGGCGTTAATACTTTTACTATTCCGGCAGTTGCACAACGAAAATATGGAATTGAAATTACTGCCGATATGCTTGACCGCGACAATGATTATGATTGTGCTAGAGTGCATATTGCCGCGGCTAGTGACGCTGGAATTGGTTCGGCAGTCTACATTCTTACTGAAGGCAAAGTAAAGGGAATCCCCATGCCTACAGCAATTTACGATTAACAACAAAGGGGGTTAACCCCCTTCTTAAAATTTAAAAGGAAGCGAGGGCTTAAAAATGCCTGATAATGTTAGAAATATTTTAGGCGATAATAGTGCTGATAACCAATATGTTTCCACGGCGGTTGCTGCTAATGCCGACGGATCAATGATTGAACGCGTGGAATACATTCAGCAAAATATGAATGGAACCGGAGTAAGATATAACGCTCCTAATTATGGTTCCGTTTCGATTACATTTGCCGCATTAACTACCGGCTCGGTCGCAACACATGAAATTTTAACTGTAACCGGACTAGTTCGGTTGAGAATCGCTGCTGTTTGTACCGTAAATGTAGCCGGAAGTGGTTCAATTCAACTTGGTGTTGAAGGTGCGACAAATGCTTTAATCGCCGCAACTACCGGTACCGACCTAGATGCTGGTGAAATTTGGGATGATGCAACCCCAACGACTGCTTATGATACGTTTGCAAATGTTGTTTTTGATAGCGTAATTAACGGGCTTGATGTCGGCTATGAAATAACTACCGATACACTTACCGGGGGAAATGTCACCTTCTATTATTGGTGGGAACCGCTTAATTCGACTGGGGCGGTTGTCGCCGCTGATGGGACTGGGACGTTATAAGACTGCGGGAGGGATTTTATTCCCTCCCTTTTCAAAGGGGTGAAAAGCTTGAAAATATTTATTAAACAAGACTTACCTTATATAAATAAGGGGCAATACAATATTCCATTTGAAATTGTCGACAAAAAATTGGCGACTCAATTAGTCATTAAAGGATTGGCCGATCTACTTGAAGGCGAATTGCAAATCGAAGAAAAAAGAACATCACAAAAACACGAAAAAATTGTAGAAGAAAAACCAACTGCAAAAACTAAAAAGAAATAAAGCGGAAAGAGGGATTGAAAATGGCTCTCTTAGTTAATGAAGCATCAGTTAAAGATTTTATCGGCGAATCTACTGATATAAAACCGACATTGGAAGAATATAATGTCGGTTCTACTTTTTATGAAACTGATACTAAAGATTTTTATTTATGGAATGGTTCTGCTTGGGGGCTGATGTGATGAAATATAAAGATATTGCATTAATAGAGTCAATTAGCCCTCCAATTCAACCGACCAAATATCTTTACACCAGTAAAAACGGGAATGATACCTCTGGCAACGGAAGCGCCGGAAAGCCATATCTAACTATCCAAGCGGCGATTTCTGCAGCAAGTTCTGGGACTACCATTTTTATTTTTCCCGGAACGTATATTGAAAACTTGACCATGAAAGCCGGAGTCAATCTTGTGGCTCCATCTAAATATTCGGTTTATGTTCGCGGAACTATCACAATGAATATAACTGGAACTGTCTATGTTGAAAAAATTGTTTTTCAAAGCTCTTCTGGTTATGTTCTTGATTTTGCCGGAACTACTGTTCAAAATTTTCAAGCGTTAATGTGTAATTTTGAATCGTTGTCCGGAGGCGGCGACGCAATAAATTATTCTAATACCAATTCAAGTAGCAAAATTTCAATTACTGACGGCAACGTGACTGTATATATATCAACTTCAGCCAAAGCGCTAAATTGTGTTGCCGGATGCGCGGGAAGCTTTATTGCCGCTGGCGTGACTTTCCAACTAATTGATACCTCAGCAAACGTTTGCATTTATTTAGGTGGTGCAATTGTATTTACTCATACTATGGATGTAATAAAAGGTCAGGTTGTAACTGCCGATACTTCAAGGGCAACAATTTCGATGGTAAGCGTCGAGGCAAACGGTATCCCGGTTTTTGTTCACAACTCAGTCAATGCAACGCCAAGCATTTTTTCCAGTATTGTAATAAATACCACTTCAAGCCCAGTTATTACTGGAATTGGAGCAATTGCCTATTTTGCAATTGGTTATGCAAATACAGGAACGGGCGGTGCATCAACACTAAATGGCGGACTTGGGCCTATTCCATTTGATATGGGTTCTATTAAACTGCGTTCGGCGTCATTGCTTCCTGCTGAAACTGTTGCGGCTGGTTATGCCAATGGAATTTTTGAATTTGATGGGACGCATTTATATTTCACAATTGGCACAACGCGCAATGAAATTGTTTAGGTGGCGATAAAATGCGAAAAAAACTTAATCCAAAATTTGTTCTGAAAACTGCCCCAACCGTCGAACCGATTACGCTTGCTGAAATGAAATCGTTTTTAAGGGGTCCATCTTCAGCCGAAGATGCCGACGTAACTGCATTAATTACCGCCGCCCGAAATTATGCTGAAGATTACCAAAACAGGCCACTAATAACCCAAACTTGGGAATTATGGCTTGATGATTTTCCCCTTCGTGATTGTGCGCCAATTCGGTTAAAAGCGGGTTTACAGTCCGTTACAAGCGTCAAATATTATCCAGACGGTGGCGTAGAAACTACTTTCGCTTCATCAAATTATATTGTTGATTCCGCTGATTATGTTGGTAAAATCGTTTTAAACGAAAATTATCAATGGCCTTCCGAAGATTTGAGGGCGGCAAATGGCGTTTGTGTGGAATTTATCTGCGGCTATCCCATTAAAGATTTAGGATTAATAACGGAAGACCCTGCCGGAAATGTTCCCGAAATGACTAAAACAGCTTTAAAAATTTGGGTTGCTTATAATTTTGAAAATCGAGACGGAAGTGATTTGCCAAAAGCAGTTAATATTTTATTGGGGCTGAACCGGGTGAATACATTATGAACATAGGAAGTTTACGAAATAGAATTACCGTTCAAGATTATACTGTCACTTATAATGATTTAAATGAAGAGGTTAAAACGTGGGCTGATTTTGTAACGGTTTGGGCTGAAGTCATGATTAATCAAGGCCGTGAATTTTGGGGAGCCAAAAAGCTCAATGCCGAATTATCGGGCATAATCAAAATTCGTTATAACCATGATATTACTGAATTGATGCGGGTTCCATATGACGGACAGATTTATCAAATAACCGCAGTAATTCATGATATCAAGAAGTCTTGGACTGAACTGCATGTAAAGAAGGTAGAGTAATGCAATCTTCAATAAAACTTGAAGGCACAAAGGAAGTATTTAAAAACCTTCGTAAATATGGCGAGAAAGTCAGTAAAGCCAATGAAGCGGCGGCAAAGCGTGGTTCCAAAGTTATTCTCGAAGAAATGTGGGATAACATCGGTAAGGGCAAGCCTTATCCCGAATGGATTACTGGTGAGCTTGAAAATAGTATAAAATCAAAAATCGACGGTGTCGGAAAAACTTATGCGGTGGCACATATTGGGACGCTTGGCGCAACAAAGGAACAGGCAATTATTGCTAATTCGGTTGAATACGGTCATGCTTTTCCATATCAAGGCCGGGACAGAAACAAAAAGAAACATGCCGAAAACAAAGCGGCAGGGAATCGCGTCAAAGCATACCCTTTCGCGCGTCCGGCTATCAAAGCAAAAAAGTATAAGGTAAGAAAAATTTATAAAGAAGAATTACAGAAAATCTTTGGCAGCGGCAACGAAGGGAGTTGATGCCATTGGAAATTGATGTAGCAATAATTACATACTTATTAACTTATTCCGGCTTAACTGCGCTTGTCAGTAGCCGGATTTTTGTTGCTGGCGCAGTTCCCGAAAAGGTCACATTTCCTTATGTCTCGTTTTTTTTGGTTCATGGTGAAGACGATGAATGTTTCATCACACAATCTGGATTTGCCGAAGACACCTTCCAATTTACTAGCGCCGGTCTTACCAAAATCGATTCAATTAACGTGGCAAAACAGGTCAGACTGGCGCTAAATGATTACTCGGGAATAATGGGTGGAACTGGCGGGGTGAACGTACAAGCGATATTACATGATGGTCGCCGCGATGCATCGTATAAGAGAGCGGATGGCGCGGTGGAATTTTATCGGGACGAAGATTTTATTTTTCAACATTAATTAAAGGAGGAATTTTAAAATGGCTACAGCAGGAAAAAATGCAAGTTTATGGGTTGGTGACACTTTAGCTAAGGTTGCCGAAGGGACTGATTGTTCTTTGACGGTAAATGGAACGACTATTGATACCACTAATTTTGATTCTGGAGAATGGAGTGAATTTATTAATAGTGTAAAAGATTTTAGTTTGTCTCTTACTGCTAACTTTATAGCGACCGACACCGCTCAAGTTGCAATCATGAATAACATCATTACTGCAAGTCAGGACGAATATCCATTCGAATATCGGCTAACATCCGCTTCTGCTCCAAAATTTTCAGGTGACGTAATTACTGAAAACTTTGAAGTATCAACTCCTGTGGCGGATAAAATCACATTAACCGCGTCGCTGAAAGGAGTTGGCGCATTGGCATTTGCGGCCAGTTAAAAACAATTAACAAATTAAAAGGAAGTGATATTCTTGGCTACACCCGGAAAGGTCGGGCGCGTCTTGACACAAACAAGTGATGCTTCGATAGTATTTACTGATGAGGCGACAACGGCAAACGCAACATATACAAGATATACGATTACTGATTCTGATAAATGTTATTGGGATAAAACCGCAGTTCCGGTAATTGAAGTTGATGACGCGGTGGTAACTACCGGTTATTCCATTGAATATCCAGGCGGCGTAATTGTGTTTGACGAAGCTTTAACTGCTGGTAATGTTGTAACAGTATCTGGAAAATATGTTGCAATAGAACAATTAGCTGGATTTTTTAATTGGTCTTTGACGGTTAATAACACTACGATCGATGCAACATCATTTACTAGCGGTGAATGGTCGGAATTCGTGCTCACGACAAAAAATTGGGAGGCAACCGCTGAAAAGTTTTGGGCTTCAACCGATGATTTTAGTCAGCGAATGGGCGAAGAAGTCATAGTTGTATTATACTGTGATTTTGGAACGGCTAAGACTCGATTTGAAGGTTATGCAACTATTCAAAGTGATGTCCCAAGTAGTCCGGTCAATGAATTAATCAAAGATTCAATTTCATTTAAAGGTTTTGATGGCATTTATTTTAGGAATGGATAATTTTAAAATTGAGGCTATTTAAAAATTGGGCGGCATAATGTCGCCCTTTAAATTTAGAGGAGGGTAGTGATGTTTGTAACATGTACGGAGTCAAAATATAAGAGGGCAAAAGTTTTTGTAGATGGCGAGGATATTTCCAACCATTGCTATGCGGCGGATTCTGATTTAGGAGTTGCCTTGGGTTATGTGAAAAACGAAGAAGGCAGACATTATAAAGATCCTGAAACCGGTTCGACAAAGAAAGTTTTATATCAAGGCAAAATTGAAATTTTGAACGTAATGGAGGATTAACATGTTTAAATTCGATCCGGGAGATATCCTTTCAACCAAAGCAGCAATGGAAGTGGTTTTAAATGCTAAAACCAATGGACAACACTATATCCAAAAACATCTTAAAGGCAATTTTGGAGATGTTGACAGCAAGCAAAAGAGGGTCAACAAAGAAAATATTGCTTCAAAATTCGGCGAGGTTATCAGCAAATATCTTTTGAGTAATGGAACGGTTTTAAAAATTGTCACTGATTTTGAAAACAAAGCAACAATATTTTGTATTCCTAATGAAGATTATAGTTATTTAATTAAAAATAAAAGATTTTCTGATGCAAAGGAGGGTTAATAATGGCGGTATTATCGGTACCTGTAATTCTTGACAAAGAACGTCATTTAAAATTTGGCTTTCGAGCCATGATTGCTTTAGAGGATTTAACAGGAAAAACATTTTTTGAGATAATTCAAGACCTACAAGATCTTGAAAATGTTAAAGTATCAAAAATTCGTGATATTATGTGGGCGGCGTTAATTCACGAAGATAAAGAACTGACCTTGGAACAAACGATTGATATTTTGGATCAAGGCAATTGCACGGATTTAATAGGAAAACTAATGGAAGCAGTTAGTCTTGCTTTAGGGGAAACGGAGGGAAACGCTCAAGCGGGGGCGGTGAAGAAGGACCAAAAGGCAAACGCTACTCCCGCATAAAAGATTATTTTTTTGATATATTGCCGGATGCGTTGGGGATATTCGGATTAACTACCGAGCAACTTGAAGCAATGACAATCCGGGAATATAAAGCGAAACGCGAAGGTTTTTTTGAATATCAAAATGCGCAATTGAAGCAACAAGCGTGGCTAATTGGATTAATGGCAATGAAGGGCGTTAATGCAAGCAAAAAACAGCCCTATCCATCATTGGACGAATTTATGAACATCAATCACGAAGAAGAAACAACGGATGAAGAATTGTTTCAATTGGCGCAAGAAAAAGGGGTAATAATCCCGGAAGGGATGGTGGTATAAATGGCTGGTTCTGGTGCGGCTGGTAGTTTGTGGGTTAAGTTTGGGTTGTCAAGCAAACAGTTTGATAAAGGCTTGAAGAAAGCCGAAAATGATTTAAAAAAATTTGGTGAACGTTTAAATACTTTGGGTAGGCGAATTACTCAAGGTATTTCTTTACCCTTGGCATTGGCGGGGGGCGCAGCCATTAAAATGGCCGCCGATATGGAAACTGCTCAAGTGGCGTTAACTACCTTAATGGGATCGGCTTCGGCGGCAACTAAACAAATGGCGCAATTAAAACAGTTCGCCGCTTCAACTCCATTCCAATTTACCGAACTTTTAGACGCAACTCGTCGCATGATGGCTTTTGGATTCCAAGCCAAAGAAACAATTCCGGTCTTGCGAAATTTAGGTAATGCTTCATTTGCGTTAGGGCAAGGTGCGGAAGGCGTTAATAATATGATTCTTGCTTTAGGCCAAATGAGAATGAAGGGCCGAGCGCAATCTGAAGAGCTCACAAGACAATTAGGGCAATATGTTGGCGCATGGCAATATTTAGCTGATTATCTAACAAAAGGCGATATCCAAAAAGCCATGAATATGGTTGAAAAAAGAATGATCGATGGCGAAACGGCGGTTAAAGCCGTTTTATTGGGAATTGCAAATGATCCAAAATTTAAAAATGGCATGGCAAAACAAATTAAAACGTTAGCGGGGCAATGGTCAAATTTTAGAGACCAATTGAACTATACTTTGGCTGATATCGGCGGTTTGCTGGTTCAAACATTTGATTTAAAAGGCGTTATTAATAATATAAGAAGCGCCATGGAAGCTTTTTCGGATTGGTTCGCTAAATTAGATCCGGGAATGCGAAAATTAATTGCATATGGTGGGGCAGCGGCAGTAGCATTTGGGCCGCTTTATATTTTATTGGGGAAAATGGTGCTTGGATGGTCGGCGTTAATTCCGGTGTTTGGGAAAACCATTGTATTGATAAAAGCGGTTGGCACAGTAACTAAAGCATTGGTGACCGGCCAAGCGGCAGCAGCAACAGCGGCTACCGGATTAGCGGCGGCTTTAGGGCCGTTCTTAATCGGCGCGGCGGTTATTGCCGGACTTGTTGGAATTGTTGCCCTGATCAAAAAATTTCGCAACGCCTCCAAAGATGCGATTAAAAATTATGAGAAATTGGCAGCGACGCAGGAAAGTAAAAAGAACGTTGACAATTTGGCGCAAGCCTACAAAAAGTTAACGGATAAGATCAATAACGCGAAACCAAATTCCAAAGAATGGAAAGAATTGAAAGAGCAAGAACGAGCGTTGGCAAATCAAATTGCCCACGATTATCCGGAAGTTATTGGTTATTATGATGAAATGGGCGATGCGCGTGATATTGATATTAAAAAATTAAAAGAGCAACTTAGATTGGAAAAAGAACTTAATGAAGAAAGGCTTAAAAATGCTAGGAAACAAGCCAAAAAAGCGGCACGATCAATATTAAATAAAGCGACAAAAGATGTTGATTTTATTCAATCTCAAATTAAAGAACTTCAAGGGATGACTCCTGGAGAATGGGTTAATAAATATCGTTTAGGCATTGCGAAAACAACATCGTCTATGACCACCAAACCAGAGAAATTCAAGCAAGAAGCATATGAACTCTATAAAGAACAAGAACTAAGACTAAACAATCAGTTAAAAGCACAATTAAAAACACAAGAAAAAGCCCAAGCTCAATATGATAAAGTAATGGGTAAAAAACCAAAGAAAACTAAAAACAAATATCCTTTTGTATGTCCAATATGCGGAGAAAAGTTTAAAACCAAAGCCGAACTTAAAAAACATCTAAAAGAAATTCATGGGGTTGGCGTCGACGTTCTTAGTTTAGAAGACAAACGAACTCCATATCAAAAAGCCAAAGAAAAATGGGAAACTGCTAGAGATGTTAGCGATTGGGCCCCAGAGGAAGCATTGCGGCAATGGAATGCAATGGTCGGTGGAAAAGCGGCTGGTAAGGAAATTGAGGACTTTAAGCAGAAACAGGGGGAATTAAGAAAAGCCGTTAAAGAGGCAGAACTTAAAGCGCAAAATGAATTGGCTTTGGCAAGGCTTGAAGGATATGATCGACAACTTGAAGATTTAAAACAACAGGAAGCTGATGAATTATCGGAAACCAAAATAGGCGAACAGCGCAAAAAAAATATTCAAGACAAATATGTCATTAAACGCAATAAAGTTATCGCCGAACGTGATAAGCAGGCTTTAGTTGATCAGGCTAGCACCAACGCCTTACAGATGGAACTCGAAGCACAAACACTCGAAGATCAAGGCAAATATACCGAGGCGGCAATAAAGCAGGAAGAAGCCAAATGGGAACGGGCTAAAGCAACGCTTACCGAGGGAACCGACGCTTACAAGCTGGGATACCAAAAATACCTTGATTCGATTGCGAATATCCAAAAAAAAGCAGATGAAAAGCTGAGAGCGGCGCAAATCGAATCCCAAAAAGGCAAGATTGATGATCTAATTCAAGGATTGGAATATCAAATAAAAGGGGCCAAATTGCTTGACGATGAAGTCGAATCCCAAAAGCTGATTGCCAATCTTCAAAAGAAGATTAACGATTTAAAAATAAAACGAATTGATATTGATATAGCCGAACTTCAACGTCAAAGAAACGCAGAAAAAAATGACGTCAAACGGCTTGAGATCCAAAATCAAATTAAAGATGCCCTAAGAGAAAAGTCTGGGCTAAGGTTAGATAATTTGCAATTAAATGAATTTGCCCCTAAAACTTTTACCGAAAACTGGCAAAAAGGTTTAGACGAAACCTTCAAAGGCTGGAATGATTGGGCCACAAACATTAAATCAATAGCTCAAAAAACGGCTCAATCCATGCAATCCGCCTTTTCAGACGGCTTTTTTAATATCTTCAAAAACAATTTTGACGATTTAGGGGATGCCGTCACAAACTTTTTGGATTCAATTTTGCGGCAAATTACCGATATGTGGTCAAAAGCAATTACTCAAAAGGTGATGAAAGGCGGCGTTGGCAACTGGCTTGGAAATTTGTTTAATAATGCGGGTGGGGTTGCGGAAAACGCCGTAGAAACCACAGGCAAAACAGCATTAAATACCGCAACTGTAGCAGCGGCAACAAGCATGACAACATTGGGCATAACGTCGGGTACATTGAGTACGACTCTGGGATTGTTATCCGCCGCGGCTCAAACGGCAGCAGCATCGCTTTCTTCTATGGGACTTAGTTCCACTTTCGCCGGGGGATTCGCTGAGGGCGGCTACATTCCTCCGGGTCAATGGGGGATCATGGGAGAGCGAGGACCGGAACCAATTTTTGCGGGAAAGACCGGGGCGACAATTTTTCCGAAAAGCAGCTTAAACAGCGGCGGTGGTGGCGGCAATGTGTCGGTCAACATCATCAACAATGCCGGGAATCAAGTAACCGCCCGAGTAACATCCAAAAAGACTGATTCCGTGGGCAATCAAGCAATTACTTTAGTTATGGACTCGATTAGCAAAAACGCCAACGGTAGCAGAGACTTTTTCCGGGCGTTGGGGAGGTCTTAAAATGGCAATTCCCGTTTTTCCAACACTTTCAAAAAAACCGGCGTCAATCATTCCAATTCCTGAAAATTCCGGATTGGCAACCGATATGTCGGATGGTTATGTAGTAAGTAGGGCGCGATTTACAAGATCGCGTCTTACTTTTTCTGTAACTTATACCGCATTGCCATATTTGGACTTGGAAAAAATTCAAGATTTTTACCGGGAAACAATTTATGGTGAAGCGATGGTATTTAATTGGATTAATAGTGATCCCAATTCTAAATATTATAATCAAACTTTTATAGTACGAATGATTGAATTAGGGGAACCGTCATTTACTCATCCGTTTTGGTGGAATGTCAATTTTAAGGTGGTGCAAGTATAATGCCGAATGAATTAACCTTACTTCAGCGGCTTGAAAAGAATCGGTTATATTCGGGTGGCGCATGGCTTGTACTGCTTGATATCACCATCAATAACACTTATAACATTAAAGTTTGCAACAATAACGAAGATATAACTTACGACGGGAATGTCTATGCGGCATTTCCTTTTTCGATTGATGTCATAACGCTTGAAGACTCCAGAGGCGAAATTAATGAGGTTAATTTAAAAGTCAGCAATTTGACCGGCATAATCATGAATTACATTGAAATGTCTGAAGGGGCAAAGAATTCGACCATTACAATCAAGGTTGTGAGTTCCAAGCATTTAGACCAATCCCCAGTTTTTGAAGCGACGATGAAAATATCCTCAATCAACTATGATGAGCAATGGATTGGGGCGAAACTATCAGCAGATTATATCACCTCGTTTCGGATGCCAATGCGCATTATTAAAAAGGACTTTTGCGATTACCAATTTAAAGGCTTGGAATGTGGCTATAACGGAACAGAAATCGAGTGTAACCGAAGTTTAGCGCGATGTCGGGAACTGGGGAACGAAATCCGGTTTGGCGGTGAACCGTCGGTGGGGAGTGGTTTTTATGTCGAATCTTAATGATTTGATTGGCGCTCCTTTCGTTGATGGCGGAACCGGGCCGGGATATGATTGTTGGCATTTGGCCATGGAGGTCTGGCGCAGGATGACCGGAGATGAATTGCCCGACTATCAAATTAGTTGTTATCAATCCGGCCAAATCGGGGCCAAAATCAAGAGCGAAACCGTAACAAAATATGTAAAAGTCGTGAAACCACCAATACCTGCTTTGGTGGTTTTTAAATTCAACGATCCGGTTTATGCAAATCATATTGGCGTCTATTTGGGCAATTGTCGATTTATCCATGCACGGGAAAAAACCGGGGTATGTACTGATCGATTAGATCATCCATATTGGCATTGCGCGGTACAAGGATTTTATGTTCCGAGGTGGCGAGATGAAACTAACAATAATTGAAAATCCATTTGATAACAGTTCGCGGATTGTTAAAGACATCGTACCTGATAAGCCCGTCCTTGAGCTAGTAAGGCCATATCTGCCGGATTGCGAATATAATATTATTCTTGATAACCAAATAATCCCTGCCGAAAAGGCAAAAACGATTATTCCCACGGAAAATCAAACATTGGCAGTTCGAGCGGCGATCCGGGGCGGACATGGTTCCAAAAAAAATATTTTAGCGTCTATCGCAAGTTTAGCCTTGGCAATTACAACAATAGGTGTTGGCTCAATGATCGCGGGGGGCGCTTTTATTGGTTCCGGAATGGTGACTACTGGGTGGGGATTGGCTTCGTGGTTAGGTGCGGCAACCGTTGCATTTGTCGGCGGCTATCTTATGAATCTGTGTTTTGGTGCCAAGGATGATGATACTAAAACCACTTATGACTGGGGCGCGGTTCAGGCGAATGACCGTGAAGGCGGTGCCGTCCAGATGACCTATGGGAAAATCAAAGTAGGTGCTAATGGTCAGGCGCAAGTGTTAAGCCAATATATTGAATACAAAGACACCAAACAATACCTCAACATCCTGCTTTGTGGCGGCGAAGGGCCTTGTGATTATATTGAAGATGGCGAAGACGCTAATTGTACCGGAATTACCAATATCAAAATTAATGACAATATCAGTACTAATTATGACGATATACAGATATTTAAACGGGCCGGTCTGAATAACCAAAGTAAGATTCCTAATTTCGATAATAGTTATGATTCCAAAAGCCTGTCATATGAACTCTCATATACTTCAGGCGAAACTTCGGTATGGAGGACGGATCAATCCTATGGGCCGGGCGCGGGGTTGGAAGTTGTGTTTCAGTTTCCGTCCGGATTATATCGGGTTAAAAAAAGCGGTTCTTTAGCGAAGACTTCAGTCACCATCCAATTGCAATATAAACTTGTAACCGACACCGAATGGACCGGTTGGGATTTTTTAACAAATGATTCGGCAACAAAATATGACACTTATCAAATTCGTATGAGCGGCCACTGGGCTTCAATCTATCCTGCCGGAATAACCATCAATATGATCGCCGGTTCAAGCGTAATCGAAACCACGATTACTTCAAGCACTAATTATACAACCGGCGAAGAGAACGATATCTATTATACTATTATCGTTGTTCCCACCACAGTTCCAAGCGGCTTAACGGCAATTCAAAAACATATTGATTATTTTACGGTCACAAAAGCCAAAAATGAACCATTTTACGTAACTAAACGCCTTGATAACATAATCGAAGGAACTTATGATGTCCGGACGCGATGTATTGACAAAAGCGGGACTTCGACATCTTATTCTAACGCCGTCTATTGGATTTCACTAACGGCCATTATTTATGATGATTTTATTAGGCCGAATAAGGTCCTGCTGGCAATTAAAGCATTAGCGACCGACCAATTAAGCGGCAACGTCAATATTACATGGAATCAAACTCGGAGCAAAGTTTGGGTTTGGGTTCCTGTCAACGAAGCCGATCCATGGGGTTCTGGTTCCTATCAACAAAAAAACGCCGATAACCCTGCGTGGGCTTGCTATGATATTTTGCATGGGTATTACAAGCTTTATAATATCAATGCTTCGGATTGGCAATATGTCGTGAAACGCATAGCAGCCAATAGAATTCTTTATGCTGATTTTAAACAATGGGCAGATTTTTGTGATAGCTATAGCATTACCTGTGCTTATTACGTCAATGAAACCCAAACGTTATGGGATGCTTTAAGTCCGCTTGAAATCGTTGGGCGCGGGAAAGTGTGCCAATTTGGCACTCATATCGGAGTAATGTGCAATTTCCCCGGTAATGTCGTTCAAATGTTTAACTCCTCAAACATTATTAGGGATTCGTTCCAAGGGGAATTTACCGGGCAAAGCGAACGGGCGAACGCTTTGGAAGTATCCTTTCTTGATGCCGACAGCGATTTTAAACGGCGTTATTTCTCAGCTTATGGCGATGATTACAACGAAGTGGAAACCGTCAATCCGACGGCAATATTTCTGCAGGCTTGCAGCAGTTTGACGGTAGCTTGGCGACATGCCCAATTCCAACTGCGAATGAACAAATATCTTTATCGAACCGCAAAATGGCAAGCCGATGTTGATTCCCTCTCTTGCCGTTTGGGTGATGTCGTTGCGGTGTCAATTCCGAAGTGGGGTGCAGGTGGTCGAATCGTTGATGTTGGTGATAACTGGATTGAGATTGAAAAAACAATTGACGCATTTGGCGAGGTTATAAACGGGGTCGAACGGCAACCAGGAGTAACCTACATTGTCAAAATTACTCTGTCGGATGGCTCGATTGTATCAAAGACCGTTAGTGATATTGTAAGCTGCGCTATTTTTGGACGGGCTGGTTATACCTTGGGAAGTGAAAACGGGCCTGTAACCGGGACGCGGATTTACTTTACCGAAGCGTTTTCCAATGACCGAGCAACGGCAACCTATGTTAGCGGAACTTCCTTTACCGTCACGGGAGATCAGACGGCAAACTTTATTGCGGGGAATACCGAATTAATCCTCTATGCCGGATATGACGACATGTATCAAACTACCATTACAAGCAGTAATTATAGCGGTGGAGTAACAACCATTGTCTGCGAATCGGTTCCGGAAGACATTTATGAAGCGCGTTGGGCGTTTACCAAGCCCAACCAATACAATTTATATTCGTTCGGTACTGACGGGACGGACTGCAAATTGTTCCGATTGACAAGAGTAGAACGGCATGACGATTCAACTGCAACTTTAACCGGGCTTGAGTATATCCCAGAAATATATCAAGATGATACCGAAGTACCGGAAATTGAAAGCGGGGCGGATACCGGAACAGTGTTGGTGAGTGTTACGGAACATACCGATCAAGGCGGGGATTTATATCTTGATATTGGTTGGTTGCCTTCTCGAAAGATTTATTATGGCGCTTTGATTTACATTAATGGGGCGCAAATTGCCAAAGTAGGGATGGAAGTTAATTCCTACTCTTATAAAGTGGTAGCTACCGGAGAATACACGGTTAAGATTGTCGCTTTGGATTATTTTGGGAATCCGTATAAAAACACGTCAAAGATCTACACCTTAACCGGAGAAGTAGCGCCGGGGAATGTAACCGCATTAATTGATTACCTTGACGGCGGCGCTTTATATTTGAGTTGGAATCTGTTGGAAGATTCCCGTCAAATTTATTATGAGATCCGCAAGGGGGCAACTTGGGACGACGCGACTGTATTAGGCCGGACTACTGATAACAAATATGCTATTTCCGGTGATGGCACTTACTGGGTGGCGGCATATTATCGGACGCTATATTCAGCAATTCCTATTAGCGTGGAGATTGAAGGGACTTCGGCGATTCGGAACGTCTTGGCGAAATGGGATGAGGCAGAAACAGGTTGGGACGGGGCTTGTACTGACGTTGAAGTGATTGACGGCAAACTTATAATGTCGGGCGTTGGCAATATTTATAACATTACCGACGTTTATACCATATCGGATATTTACACTTATGGTGATATTGCTGCGACAGGCTATTATCAAATTCCGAATGATCACATTATATCACTTGACAAGACTTCGTCGTGCCCGATTTATTATACTTTAACGTCAACAGGCGGGACTGTAACGCCACAAATCCGGTTTGCCGGAAGCGATGATGTTTTTGGCGATTGGCAAACTTTGATAAATGGTCAAGCTTACGTTGGCAAGCAATTTGATTTCCGGCTGGTTTTGACAAGCGGCGGGGTTATTACAACTGTAACAGTCTTTACCTTTACCGTGGATGTCCCTGATGCAGTTGACAAGGGAATGGTTTTGGTCCCGCTTGCTGGTTTGGATATTGCCTTCAATAGAACATTTCGTGATGCGCCGGGAATTAGCGTAGCGATTTTGGATGGTAGTTCTAGCGATTATCACAAAACTACAAATCTAACTAAAACCAGCTTTACAGTATCTTTATACAATGGCGAAACGCCAATATCAAAATACATATCGTGGACGGCGATTGGATATTAGGAGGTAAACATGAGTCAAAATTCAATTATTATGCCTGGTTCCCCATTAACGGGAACCGGGTTGGTTTCGGCGGTTGACGGTGCTTTTGATTCATTGGCAACTGATTTTTCCGGGACTTCTGAGCCAGGAACCACTTGGGCATTAATGAAATGGGCTGATATGACCAATGATATTTTGAAGATTCGGAATTTGGCTAACGATGGCTGGATTGATTTTATGGATTTGACAACGGGGAATATTTTGACAAATGCGGTAACGGCGACAACGGCAGATAACGTTTATATGCCGATTAAAATATTTAATAATTTAAGAATAATTACAGAATCCACCTTAGCATATGTTGGCGCAGATTCCTTATCTTTGTTTAATTCGAGCGGTTTAGCAAAAATTGTTAGAAATATATCATCTTTAAATATAAATGCAATCAATTCGGGGGTCAATGGTCTAGATACTGGCAGTATTGCTGCTTCGACTTGGTATAGCGTTTGGGTAATTTATAATCCGACAACAGAAACAACCGCAGGGTTATTTTCGTTGAGTTCAACCGCGCCAACTCTGCCCAGTGGATATACATATTATGTTAGGATAGGATGGGTAGTAACTAATGATGATTCTATTTTTTATCCGACAGAACAATATGGAAGAAGGGCGCAATATTTAGTAGACTCTTCGTCGCCAAGTATGAGAGTTATGGCAAACGGGGTTGCTGGAACCTATTCAACCACTTTGCCAACGTGGGCAAATATTGTCGTTACCAATGTTTATATTCCTTCTACCGCAAGAGTCATTGATATAGTTGCCTTTAATAATTACGAATCAGGAACATTAAGCAACGTTATCGTTGCGCCTCATCAATTATATGGGGGGGTTGCAAGCACAACTGGTAACATACCAATGCTTTATTTGAGCAGCGCGGCTGCAATGATATCGAAAATGTCTATGATGTTACAATATACCACTTCAATGTCTTGGGTTAGTTCTGCGGCTGGCGGGGTGATTTATTGCGTTGGTTGGGAAGATAATCTTTAAAACTTTACCTTAATTCCTAAATTATAATTGCGTCTAATCATATATGTTTCCATGGTTATCCCAAAATAGTTCCAATATTTATGTAACTTTTTAGGTTTACTTTTGAACTTTTCGTTATTTTTTTCATTGTCAAATTTCGCGACGAGGTAATTAATTAAAATTGATGAAATAAAATGGGCGTTAATCCTTCCGACGCTTGGGTGTTTTCCCAAAAGGGGGTTTTTTTCATGATAAACGTATTCCGAATCGTCATAATCAGAAATGTATGGTGGGTTATATTTTCTTGTCGCAATGTCTCTTGTTTGGCCCCAATCAATAATTTCTAATACCAACAATACTGTGTCTTCTTTTCCCCATTCGGCAAAAGCGGGGGTAGATACAGCGAATAACAAAAACAGTGTAATTAAAATCCTTTTCGTTATTTATCACCTCAACCACATTATACCGAATATTAATATTTTTTCAAGCCTTCCAAGGCTTATTTTATTTTAAGGAGGTTTTAGCATGGCGACATTAAGCGTATCGTCAAACACAACGTCAGATGGTATACCAGTAGTCAGCGGTGAAAGAGGGGGGAAATTGGTCAATTATGTTGCGCCTATCGATTCAAGCGGGAATGTTTTGGATTCGATGCCAGTTACGGTAAATGGGAGTTTCGCAACAGTAAAATCTGCTCCCGTCGTCGGTGCCAAGACGGTTACAACTACCGCAGCAAGCATATTCGCGGGGAGCGCAGCATTGCCCGACAGGTATGCAATGACCGTCTATAACGATTCGTCCTATACGATTTACTGGGGGCCGTCAGGCGTGACAACTTCAACGGGTATGCCGATTCTCCCCGGCGACAGCGTGACTTTTGAATTTAGCCAATCGGTGGTAACAGCCATTTACATGATAGCGGCAGCAAGTGCGGCTATTCGCGTAATGGAGGTGGCATAATGGATTTTACAATTTTAGCAACACAAAACGGCGAAATATTTGATATTAATGTAACCATTATGGACGGCGAAACCGAGATTCTAACAGGCAAAACGTCAGTCTGCTGCGCCACGGAAGATGAGGCTAAGATCTATACCGAAACCGTCTTCCTGCCCGACCTCAAAGCTAATTTTAAGGTGTTAAACGATCTTGAACTCCCGGAGGTGGTTGCCGATGATCCGTCAATCGACATCGAGGGTTAGTCAGGTCTTACCGGCTGATTTTGCCTTTTCAAGGGTTTCGACCGGGTACAATACCAAAGGCAAGCTTTATATGCCTAATCAATTGAGGCTGGAATCGTCAATTTATGGCGGGGCGGTGGCGTTGGTTGAAGAAGCGACGACGAATTTGGCAGACAGTTTGAGTACGTGGTCGTCTCTTAATGTTTCTTTGGACGCAAATACAATAATTGAAAATTCGGCTTCCGGCAACCATTGCAAACTCAAAAATATTCCTCTGGTGATCGGTAACACTTATACAGTATCATGTCTAGTAAAACCAAACGGGCGTAATTGGATAGCGTTGGGGTTTTCAAACCTTTACGCATATTTTGATATTCAAAACGGCGTTATAGGAACTGTAGCTGGTAGTGCAAACCCCAAAATAACTTTTTGCGATGGATATTATAAATGTTCTATAACATATACAGCAACGGTAAGCGCAATAAACTGTTATCTTTGGCTTGCGTCAGCCGATCAGGGCGCTAACTATCAAGGTAACGGAGTAAGTGGTATAAAAATTAGGGGTGGAGTTCAGATTGAACAAAAACCCTACCCAACATCCTTTATTGAAACCTCCCGCGCCGCCGAATCTCTAACAATGCCGGTATTGGCGACGAATTTATTGACGCCGAATCTGGCAAGTGTGGAGGAGGGGACAACTGGGTTTTTGCTCATGGGCAACTCGGTGTTGAGCAAAGACACCACAGAAACGAAATGTGGTTCTGCGTCTTTGAAAATTGTTACACCGGGTAGTGCTGCAAGTGAAGGCTTTTTTACCGCTGCCACAATCGTGGAAGCTAGTAAATCATATACCGCTTCTATGTGGCTGAAAGGCAATGGCACTGTAAAAATTGCTATCTATGAGCGGACAAGTGAAGCAGTTTTAGTGGGAATTACTTATAGCGACACCATTACTTTGACCGATGTATGGACAAGATATTCGGTTGCTCGTACATTTGGAAGTACAGGAGTTTTAGCCTATATTGTTTGTTTTACAACCGGTTCTACTCAAGCCATTACCTTCTACGCCGACGGCCTCCAACTCGAACCCGGCCCCTATGCCACAACTTGGAATCTCCCCACGGGCGAATTAGTGCCTAGAATGGGGTTGCCGGTTGAACACGGGACTATTGAGGGGATTGTGGAGATTACGGATGTTAGCAAGAGGCAGGTAAGTGGACAAACACCGGCTGTATTTTGTATATCTCAATCATCATATCCGGCTGGCATTCGTCTTGTACATCAGACGTCGGCTGCATATTGGGTATTGCAAATATACAATACAGCATATACAACATCCGCTCCGCTTTATGACGCCGACATTATTAACGGATGGTATTATTACAAAGTCTATTGGACTACAAATAGTATTGTTAATGAATTTTGGAATTTAAATAACAAAATAAAAGTAGCAACAACTACGATTTCGGACCTTACCAATTTCCCGGCTGATTTTATAAATATGTATATAGGGAGTTTAAATGGTATTGATTATTTTGCCAATACCCGCTTCGGCAAATATCAACTATCTAACATTGCCCGGACGGATGACCCGGATTTTAATAATTTAATGCCGAGGGATAGCAATACAGTAGCATTGATGGATTTTGATGACATTACATTTAGGGCAAATCAATGTATGGTAATTTAGCTAAATAGAGATTTAGCGTAAGTCAAAAGCGGGAAGTCATGCATGGCCTGCTCGCTTTAATCATCCCCATTCACAAGGAGGACGATAATAATATCGTCATTTCGGTAAAAAAACTTGAAAGGTGGCGGGGAATTTGAATGTTTCTTTTAATGTGGAAAATATCATTATGTTTTTGACGGCGCTTTCAATGGTTGGAGGCGTTTTTCTTTTTCTTTACCGAATAGCTCGCAGGATTGAAAAAGCAACAGGGAGGATTGAGATTCATAGCGATGACATTAAAATCTTGATGAAGTGTAATTCGGCATGTTTAAACGGGCTAACTCAAATTGGAGCGAATGGTCCGGTAACAAAGATGAAAAACGAAATGGAGCGGTATTTGATTGAGAGGGAAGTGACAAAGGATGGGTGAACACAAACCAGCCAGACGTAAAACCTGGGCTTTTTTTAGTGCGCTTTTTATATGTGCGGTATCGGCATTTAGGTTTAATATGGGGTGGCCGTTAGCCTGTTTAATTGGCTTTATTTTTGCAGTTTTTGTTGGGGCGATATCGACAGAAAAAATCCTTTTAGCATGGATTAATAGGGGTGACAAACATGACTAAAAAAGAGTTTGTAACTAAGATGGTAGAGGCTATCCAGTTGGCAAAAAGCCGGGAACTACGGATTAACGCCGCCGTTGTTTGCGCCCAGGCGGCGCTGGAGAGTGGCTGGGGTCGGTCCGGGTTATGCGTCAAGGCCAACAATTTGTTTGGCATCAAGGCGGGGAGCAAATGGCGCGGCAGGACCCTGGACCTACCAACCTGGGAGTGGTCCAAACAGAGGGGATGGTATAAGACTACGGCGCATTGGTGTATTTACCCAGATTGGACGGACTGCATTATCTATTATGGCGAGATGCTGCAGCGGCTGTCGTGGTTTCGGGACGCTTTAGATTATACCAACGATGCGGACAAGTTTTTGGAGGCACTTTTGCCCGAGGATGGCCAGCCGGGCTGGGCTACAGATCCCCGGTATGCGTCAAAGGTCCGGGCGGTCGGCGCGCGGATTGAAAAGTTAGGTGGGCCGAGGTGGTGTTAAATGTGGCGAAATATAAAACCTACATTATTATTGGTGCTGTTTGCTTTGCTCTTGGTTACTGCTTGTCACTCCTGTCAAGCCGAGGGCAGTTACAAAGTCTACGAATCCGAGCTGACGAATATCAAAAAAGACTTACAACTTATCAAGCAGGAGAAGCAAAGTTTGATAACAGACTTAAACAATTCCAAGTTGAGCTTGCAGCAAGCCGAAACGCAGCGGATGGCTATCGAAAAGAGGTCAGCCGACTTAGAACAGAAATTAATCAATTATCAAAACCGATTAGTGAAGCAGGAAGCGGAATTGACGGCGCTATCGGACATGCGGAAGGAATTACAAGCCCAGTTGACCGAATTGAACGAATTCTTTCAGCAGTACAGAAAAGAGGTCAAATCAAAGATCCGTAAGCTTGTTATCCAGCGGAATATAATAACTTTTATAGCCACTATTTTAGGGGTTTTGGCGTTATAGAATAGGCGAAAAATAAAAGTATTATACAAACATCCCTAATGATCCTCTCGATCCACCGATGATCCAGCTGTACGACTTTTGCTTTGCTTCTCGAATCTTTGTATAATTAATCCAGGGGGTGAGGGAAATGCAATTACTTATCAAAAATCAGCTTAACGATGGGCTAACGATTGAGTTTTGCTGCGGAGAGAAAGAATATACCTTGCGGCATGACGAAGAAGCAACCATCGAAGTTCAAGAAGATGCTTGCATGTATTTTGATATAGTTAAATGATGTAGGCTGCTCCTTCGGGGGCGGCTTTTTTGTTTAACAGCAAAACATTTAATTATAGTTATATATAGTGTCTATGGGTATATAAATGATAGTAAAGTAAAACAATAAATTTTCCGAAATATAAAAGGAAGTAAAATGAGAGTAAAACGTATTGCAAATTCACCAAGAAAAAGGTATAATCTCATTACTAGAGAGGAGGAGAATCTCGTGACAGAAATCATTAGAAAAATTGGAAATATTCAATTATCACCACAGCAGCGTGAGACTCTTGGCCTGTCTCCAGATTGGAATAAGAATATTTCACCGGACTTCGTTAACAAAGTTCTTAAGGCTGCCGAAGAGCATAAATCGGCAATAAAGGAGCTTGAGAAGTATTAATATTCAAGATTATCACCCCGTTCCTTCCGGTCGTGGTTTTATTTTATCTTCAACTCCAAATGGAAAATAAGAACATCCTTATTTTACTTTAGCCCGGAAACGGGCTTTTTGTTTTTAGTTGCAAAGTATATATTTAGTATGGTATAATAAGTGCGAAAATATAATATCCCATGGTGAAAGAGGAGGGTTTCCAGACCTTCCTTTTTCCGTTTTATTCGCGTTTTAGCCTCCAGAAATGGGGGATATTTTTTTGCCTCTTGACATGGTGATAACGTAGTGATATAATGGGGATATAGAAGTGATATTGGAGTGACGGGATTGACTGTTTTAATCGAATTTAAACGTTGCGGTTTTTATTTTAGAAGTTATAAGCGACGTGAAAAAAGTTTTAATTTAGATAGTACTCCGAGCTTGGAGGCTGAATTTTTATTTGTTTATATTTTAATTTATTTCGGGTCTTTACTAAAAGATATTAAAAACAAATTTATGGGAGAAATTAAATGAAATTAATCCGCAAACATTTTCAAATAACCGAAGAGCAAATGAAAAAAATCAAAGAAGAATTAAAGCGTAGACCAGAACGAATTCCAAAATGGTCAGAATCAGATGTTGTCAGGGAAGCTCTTGACGAGTATTTCGAAAGGAGAGAAAAATAATGGATCATGATTATTTAATCATAATCGATAAATACAACGACGGTAAAGAAATCCATTTTTTTCTAGAAACAGAAGAAGAATTAGTTGGTATGATTGAAACATGCAAAGGGCATGGTTATGAAATCATCTTTGCTGGGAAAATTGCAGTAGTCAAAGAATTTATTGGATGAAAGTGAGGCAGAGAATGAATAAATTTATCGGCAACGTCAAGGAAAATCCGGAGTTGATTGGGGAGGGAGAATAAGTGAATAAAAAAATTGATGAATATCAACCAATGAGGCACACTCTTATGGAGCCAGAACGGAAATGTCCTGATTGTGGCGAACAAATGAAAGTGGTTGATTTTCAATCGCATCCAATCGCAGACCAAGTATGGGTTGATTGGGAATGTCCAAAGTGCAAAAGGCAATTAAATTTAAGATATGAATTTGCCTATGAAGACGGAATACACGTTACCGAAAGATAAGAAGAAACCAAAATGATCTATAAATTGAACCTTTAGACGTTCCGAATAGTTAAGCCATCCGGTAATTCCGGAAGGTTGAAGGAAAAATGAAACTCAAAAATAATCGTTGTGATAAATGTAAACTTCTAAAAAGATATAATGGTTATTATTGTAAGCATCCTAAAGCCAATAATATGCGAATTTATAATCTTGATATTAAACATCCCGATTGCCCGTTAGACGATGCAAAGGAGGAAAAATAATGCCAAAAGCTAAAATCACAATTGAATTTGAATATGAAATTGATCCAGAGAGTTGGCCAAAAGGATATACCAATGAGCAAATGCTTCAAGGGGATATTAATTTAATTATAAATGGCGATGAAAACATTTATGAATTTGAAACAATAGACGACTGGAAAGTAACTGGGGAAATTATGAAGGATGACTTATAATGTCTAAAACTTTGATAACGAGGAGGAAAAGTAATGTTAACCAAAAAGCAGATTGAACGATTAAAAGATAGTCTCGATAGCCCCGACACATCAATATTAAGTGACCTAATTGAAGCCATTGAGGAAATGGGAAAAGTGATTCGGGGATGTGATCAGGAACTGCGAGATATATGTAAAACAATGGGGCACAATTATGATTCTCCATGCGTAACATCGGCAGCAAAAGGATTTTTAGCCAAATACGAGGGGGAGGATCAACATGACCAGAGAACAAATCAAACCTGCCTTGAAAGTTAAACACAAATTGCATGGAACCGGGATTATCATGTGTAAAACCGGTGATCCGACTTCGGTAATGGTTAAGTTTGACAAATATATCGAAGATTGGGGAACAGATTTACTAGAGGTATCTTTGAATCAATTAGAGATAATAAAGCCAAAAAAAAAACATAAGAACGAAAATTTATTTGCTTGGAACGAAACAATTCAAGAATTATATAGAGGAAAAGATGACTAGAGAAGAAATCATACTATTAATAAATGGATTGGAACCATATCCATTTGATAGAATAATTCCTGATGATATAGGCGAAGCGTATTGTAAAGGATATAATGACGCTTTAGAGGATGTAATAGGGCAAATTAGGAGGAATCATGACTAGAGAGGAAATCATTAATGGAACGCCGGAATGGTTGAATGAACAGACATTAAAATATTTAGGAATTGAATATACTGATGAACCGGAAGTTTTAGGACGCGCTATTGCCGGAAGTTACGAATCGTGTTGGTATAAAAATTCCGAAGGTAAGATTGGCATTGTAAGAAAGGGGCAAGCCGATGGTTGGAATCCCGCCGAAGATATCCGGGATGCCTATGAGCTTGAAGGAAAAGTTAGGAAAATGGGATTTCAAGCCAAATATGCCGATATTCTTTATGATGAAGAATTAGGATATCCCATAAGGAAGAATTGGCACGAATCGATGTTTGATCGTTTACATGCCACCCCCCAACAACGATGCAAAGCCTTTTTGTTAGCAATGATGGAACCCGGCAACTGACCGGGTTATTTTTTTTATCCAAACTAAATCTATTCGCTAGTTTACAATAACATTCCCGCTTGTTAACAAATTGTTATGGGAGTATAATGAGATTATTAACAAATTAAAAAAAGCCTTCCTACAGTACTAGAAAGGCTTTGCATAAAAATTACACGAGCTCTATTATTTTACTTTATATATATATTTATGTCAATATTGGAATTACTTGTAGAGGACGATCTGATAAAAAAAGTAAAGCGAGGTGGTCTATAAGATATTTTTAAAATGACATCATTAATTTAAAATGAAAATGGAGGAGCGCCGTGAGCAATGAAGTTCAAAAAATTGATGAAATTATTTTTATGATGAATTCTTTAATTTTATTGCTTATCATTCGGAAGGAAACAATTATGGATAGACATGGGATAAGGGCAGTTAAATAGAAAATGCCAGCTAAATGCATGGTGCAAAATCGGTGCAAAAATTTGTTTATTTTGATTTATTTTCGTTTATTTTAATTTACACAAGATTATGAGATATGCGGTTTTAGCATTGATTTATTTACTTTGGTTAATATTGATTTATGTTAAATTAGCAGGTCAGCTTGGTGTTCAAATCCCGCCTGCCCGACCATATGAAATGTAATAGTGACAAGGGTTTAAAGCTCTTGTCACTTTTGTTTTTTAGTCATTTGGTGCAAAATTGGTGCAAAAACGCGCAAATTAAGTATTGACGCGGGTTTGAAGCGGCAAACAAAAAACCGGCTTGATTGCCGGTTAAAAATCCTGTGCCATTCTTGCCATTGGTGCTTCCTGACGTTTGATATTATCTTTTACATATGTCTTTCGAGTGAAGAACGGGGTAGAATGCCCCAGTATCTCTGCAACGACTTCTAGAGGGGTTCCAATGTCTAAAAGATACGTCGCCGCCGAATGCCGTAAATCGTGAATCCTTATTTGAGGTATCCATGTTTTCTTGTCGGCTTGGCAAGCCTTGATCGCCGGAATGAATTCTTTTTTTCTTAATTGTTCTTTTTTAACTGGGCCGCCTTTCTGTTTTGTGAATACCAAATCGGCAAACTCCGGACCATAATCGTTATATAATAAATTTGCCCTATAACGTTCCATTCTTTCTTTGGCTTGTTTCTTTTTATGATTTTCTAAAGCCGCCGCAAGCTGAGGAATCATTTTAATTTCTCTGACCGATTTTTTTGTTTTTGGAGTCCCTAATTCTGGATTCAGTCCGGCTTTTTCGATTTTGTTTTTAACGCTAATTTTATTATTAACAAAGTCAATGTCTCGCCAGCGCAGCCCCAAAACCTCATTTGCCCTCATTCCGGTCGTAAAACAGACAAAATAAAATAGATGATAGCGGTAATGTTCGACCATCTTTAAAAATATCTTTACCTGATCAACCGTCCAGATATTATGTTCAACGTCTGGTTTTTTGGGTGGTCTTACTTTGCCGAGTAAATTTGCATTAACCCCGACATCGCCGTCGTAAATCATTTGTTGCCATACTGCTTTTAAAATGGAGTAGCAATGAGCTGGTATAAATTTTCCAGCGTTTGAAACCTCTTTGAGAAAATTGTCAATCATTCTGGTCGAAATTTCGGAAATTTTATAATGCCCTAATTTTGGCTTGATGTGACAACGAATACGCCTTTCGTACCACAAATAACCTTGATTTTTCCAACGCGCGTTACCTTCGGCATCCTTTCTTTGACCATCTTCCAAAAATCTATCTAAATATTCCCCGAGAGTAATTTCTGCCGATTCCCAAAACCGATCACCCGATTTTAAACCATCCCAAATTTTATCTGCTTGTTTTTGAGCGTTGAGTTTTTGTTGGGCCGGAGTTTTACCAACGGCGGTAATAGTAAACTTTTTTCTAACAGGTTTTTTGATGCCGTTTTCATTCGTAATATAATGATCAATAACGGTATATTTCCAAATGTCATCTTTAAAATGGACAAGAGAGCCTTTCATAAAATCACCTTCTATTAAATTTACTAATGAATTTGACTAAAATATTAGTATGGATTATAATTAAATAAGGGTGTTATAATGAAATATTTATCGAATAGTGATATTGTAGTTTGCCTTCTTGGGTTTATTATCGGTATCTTGATTACTAAATTGTTTTTGGGCTAATGACGTAATAACGCTTCCGATTAATGCGCTGAATAACGACTCCTTGCTATTACTATATTGGATTTTTACGAAGCGGCCATTTTTTGCCGTCATTGCCAGTTAAATTCGTCTTCAAAATTGCCCTCAACTTCATAGTTTAATATTTGTCCTCCTGGTTTTGTCCATACTATTGTCCAAGCGCTTTTGCCGGGCGTGAGATTTTCAGGATATATTATATCTCTTCCATAAGAAATATCAAAATCATCGACAATACGAACATAAATCTTACCACTGAATACTTGGCTTGATTCGTTTTTAATCCATATTACAACTTTTTGTTTTCCTCTATCATAATAAAAATCTTGAAAATCAGCAGTCACTTTAATATCGTCAAAGTTCGATGACGATATTTCTGCTTCCTTTATTTCTTCTGCCGTTTCCTCCGTCTGAATTGCGAGCGCCGATTCGTTTGATGCTTTGCTATTCGGTTGGCTCCTTATCATCAGCATTAAAATAGCCGCAAAAATAATTATTCCAATTCCTAAACCGGCTTTTGCCTTTTCTTCTTCCGTCAATATAATCCCTTCCTTGATTTTATAATCTATGTAAAAAGATGACGTAAGTCATCTTATTGTTGTCATGCCAAGTCTTCCTTGGTTGCCGATGGTTCCTTAAACATTGTCTCAAGGTTTTCTAATGTGTTTAACATCATCTTTTGCCCAACAGGGGGGAGTGCTCTAACACGCTTGACTAGATCAACATCATCTTGGGTAAAAACGGTAACACCAACTTCTTTTTTACCATTAATTACATAGTCAATGGTAACGTCAAAAAACTTTGCTACTTTTTGAAGTTGTTCATAGTCTGGTGTCACTCTATCAGCCTCCCAATTGGCAATACTGGATCTATCTTTTAAACCTGCTATTTTCGCCAATTCTTCTTGAGTTAAGTGTCTGTCATTTCTGAGTAGTTTAATTCTTTTTCCCATTGTTTGCATTTCAAAGTACAACCTTTCTTTACATTTTATAAATCAGTCACCTATCTACTGGTTTGATAATCGATGTTTACATTATAATACAAATGTTTTCTATTGTAAACGGTTATTTTAAAAATGCTGAATTTTTTTATTGACTGTTTCTGCGCAAAAACGTATAATGTAACTATAAGAAAACATTTTAATATAACGGAGGTTGTATCATGAATAATCAACTTGAAGCAGCGTTGATCAGACGCGGATGGTCAAAAGCTAAATTAGCGCGTTTAACAGGCTTTAGTCGTTGCACAATAGCGAATATTATTGCTGGTAGAAGTTGCAGTATGTTGGCCGCTTATAGAATCGCCCAGGCTTTGGGAGAAAGGGTTGACGAACTTTTTTTACCTCAATACGTTCTAAATCAGAAACAATTTAAGGAGGGTTGATAAAATGGACAATTTAGCTTTGGCCAAGTCAGAAAACTTTGGAAATGTGCAATGTGATTTTTGGAGGAACGACAACGGGCAAGTGTTCATGACCAATGCACAATTGGCACAATCGCTTGGTTACGCAAGCAAAGATGCATTCAAATCTTTACTTAGTCGCAACAAATATCTGAAAGAAAAGGAATTTTCGCAGGTGGTGTCAATCTGCAACCCCCTTGGAGGGACTCAGGAAACGAGGGTTTTTTCGGAAGATGGTATTTATGAAGTTGCTTTTTTATCCCAAGATTCCGAAAATGCAATGAAATTCCGCGCTTGGGTTCGCAAAATACTTAAAGCTTTGCGATCAGGTGAATTAAAGCTTCAGCCCGAAACCAAACGCCAAGAAATTGAAGCCCGTCTGCGTAACTCAAAAGCTCGTCAAGGCAGAGTTCTTTTGTCGGCAGCAGAAAAGTTTCGGGACATACTTTCTAGACAGGCCATAGAGTTGTTGATCGGTGAAGCAGCAGAAATTACAACCGGTAAAATGTTGCTTGCCAAACCGCAGATCGAAAAGACTTACACTGCCGGAGAAATTGGAAACGAATTAGGAATTTCGGGAAATGCAGTAGGCCGAATTGCAAACGCCAACAGTTTGAAAACCAAGCAATACGGAATAGAGGTTTTAGACAAGTCGTCGCACTCTTCTAAACAAGTTCCGACGTGGCGTTACAACGAAGCCGGACGGGCAAGACTGATTGAAATTGTTAGTCGGGAGAAGGTGCTTTAAATGCCAGCCAAACGCAAAAAGAAAATTATCTTTAATACTATCGACGATTTTCCAGAAGCCGGGATAACCGCCGACATGATAGCCAACAGCTATCTAGGCATATCTGCTCAATATGTCAGAAACGGCATAAGAAACGGGCAATATAAAGGTTATCAGGTGGGGCGAACTTGTTATATGTCGCGGGAACAAGTTAGGCGAAACTGGGGATGAAGTCTCTGTGAACTATTCGGAATCTTACCAAAATGAAAGGAGAAACGAAATGAAAATATTTTTAGTATGGTTTTTAGCAATTGTGATAGGAGTTGTATTATCGGTTAGTACTTATATGGCTAGTTTTCCTTACAAAAAAAACGTCGAAAGCCATTTGGGTATGGCCGACGATGCTTCGACGGCGGCTTTAAAGCTAGAACATCTTTTAGAGTATAAAAAATCAGTTTTAAAAGTGGTAAAAGGGGATGATGCCCGGCTTATTTTTAAAACTCCCCAAACCAAGAAAGCGGCACAAATAGCAATTCTCGATTCTCTAATTGATAGAGTTTCGACAACCGCCAAAATGAAAACGGACTCATTTGAATATCAAACCGCTATGAATCAAATTACAGGTCAGGAATTCAGTGGAACCATTGATAGTACAAATAAGATGTTTTTTAGTATGTATGCAAGACAAAATGGTTGGAACGCTTATATGTGGATGGAGGGCATTTGGTTAACGATTTTATTAATCGCTTTGCTTATCACTACAATTGTGATTTTCTGCAATTGTGATTTGCTGTAATGATATTTGAAAGGAGCCTCTGAATGAACTCAAAAAACCCCGATCTTAACGCGGCATTTGAAGAGCTTACCCGGGTCCTTGAGAAAATCGGATTCGGGGCCGGATCGCTTAATATCGAAATTGCGCAACATGAATGCAGTGAGAAGCAGGCCACACAGCTTATGGAATCTATTACCGATAATTCGAAACGTCTCTCATACGGAGAAGGCGAAGAGGCGACACATTGGTTCGAAGCGAGACTGAACGTTTTCCCACGGGAAATCAGGATATCTTGTTTTTACTACCCGGACAAGGAGGAATCCCATGATCCAAGTTGTCGATCGCCACACCAAAGCCATCTATATCTGGTTTTAAAATGAAAGCGAGGAATGAGGAATGACAATAGCAGAACGGCGCAGAGCTTGGCGGGAGAGTTGGGAAGACGAGAAGGCGCTTGGTTTTATGAAACGTGGTCAAACCGTTCCTGACCGCAAATATCGTAGAGCTATTTGGAAAATGTATTGGAAACATTTAAAAAGCGAATTCGGGAGGCGTTAACCATGCGTTCTCTTCGTCGCAAGCGTCGCCTTTGCAAACGTGATAAATGGACCGAATTTCAACTTAGATTCCATAAATCAAAAAGAGCGACGCGTAATAAAATCCGGCAATGGTGCCGCGATAATAAGGAGGTTTTTCAATGATTATCTCGTTTATCGGACAAGCCAAAAGGACCCTTTCCGGCGTGATTTACAAGGGTAAACGCGTATATGGTTCTGTATGTATTTCATTACCGAAACGGTGGTGGAGGATATGAGAGAATTTTTTTGGGCAACTTTGTTTGGGTTTTTGTATGGATTGGTTGTAATGGGGGCCGTGCTGGGGGTAGGGCAGTGAATATAGGTGTTATTTACCTTAAAAAATCCAAGGGCCTTATTCTAAAAGGCACTGTCGTCAAGGTTTACCTAAAGTTTTTCTTGGTGGACTTTGGGATTTACCGGGAATGTGTATCGGCGATTAATGACGAGGGGGCGGGGAGATGATTAAGATTTGTAAAAGGTTTTGGGATAAAAACCAAAACAAACTTCGGGACACTTTGAATGACATGTCGGACATTGATGGTTGTGATTATAAATCACTTGTAAAATTAGCAATTGATAAGATCATGAACGATGATAGCACCATTACACAGTGGGACATTGACCATATTACCGAAATCGACAACGGTGATTATCAAGGGACATTGCTGTATTTAATTCCCGAAAAGACATATCAACCATCGGAATTTGAATATCTAATGGCTTGTGTTGGATATGGTTCTTGCAGCGGTTGCGACACCTTACAATCGATTCAATGTGGTTGCGGAAGTGAAGAAGGAAAAATCAATGATTATATGACGCTTTGCAGAGACATCATATCGACAATTATTAAGCCTTACAATTGCGGCTGGCGAGAAGACAAAGAATATGAAGCTGTTGAACCCGATGGTGTCTTTGGGGAGGCGAAATGATGGAACTCAAATGTGATTTTTCAAATATTAAAGATGAGGTGGTTTGATGATGGATTTTAGTAAGAACGACTTGTCGAAAGTCAGAAAGGGTGATAATATTTGGAATTATTTTGCACAGCTTTGGGAAACGGTTATGGAAATCGAATTTGGAGATGGATTCCCAATTAAATTCGAAAACGGAAACGAATGCGATTTCAGCGGTCGAGAGCAAAAAGATGATGTAGGGCCGACATATTTTTGGAACGAAATCCACTTTGACATCCCTGATCCGCCGAAACGGATGATGAAGAAAGAGCTTAGAATTTGGGTATCGCTAAGGCAAAACGGCGAACCCGGTTTTTTAGCTACGACAGAGGCTGCGGCAGAAGATTGGCGTGCGAAAGGTTATCAGGTCGAAGAATTCTCAAAAGAGATTGAAATCCCGGAATAAAAAAGCCCTCTGCAAAGGGCCCAAGAAAACAATCCAAGGTAATTATAAACGATATGGAGGTTTTAGTCAATGAAACCTATCAATCTCCTTCGGGCGAAGGCTGACACAAAAGCGGTAAAACAAGATCCGACCACGGAACTACTGCGGGATATCCTAATAAGTCCAAATTATGACAGGAGGGTTATTTGTGGATTTAACGATTAAATGTGATTACGCTAAGATTTCTGTGGATTTAATGACGTCATTACAACGCATAGACGCTAAAAATATCGACAATATTGACGATATCGCTGCGGCAATTGCCGATGAATGCGACCCGGCTTATCTGGTTACAAACAATAACACAGACGGGATACTTGATTGTATCGGCAAAGATTATATCAAAGAATATTTGGGGCGGGTGAAAACGGATGATTAAAACCAAATTTGGCGAGTTTGAGATTAAAAAGACCAACCAATTAGGGCATTCGGAATGTTACACGGTTACAAAATTCAAGGGACAATGGCCGAATGAAGACACCTTGATTGATATGTGCGATAGATATAACTTCGGCGGGATAGTTAAATTTTCGGGTGATTATGCTTATGTGACTGTATGGACGGATTAAAAAGAGAGGATGAAAGATGATGAACGAATTACAAACATATTCAAGCGCAAATGAAATACAAATGCAGGTTAACCTCATTCAGGAAGTTATGAAAAAAGTAATGAAAGATGGCACTCATTACGGCAAAATACCGGGATGCGGCGACAAGAAAGTGTTGTTAAAACCAGGAGCGGAAAAGTTGTCCTTGACCTTTCATCTGCGCCCTGTAATTGACAATGATCGTGATATTAGAGTTGAACAGATGGCAGGTCATGACGGTCATGTGGAAATAACAGTATATTGTCACATTATGAACACGTCGGGTTTGGAAATTGCAACCGGGATTGGATCGTGCTCAACAATGGAATCCAAATATCGTTATCGCGGCGGTGAAAAGAAACCCACCGGAGAGCCTGTTCCAAAAGAGTATTGGAACCTGAAAAATGAAGGGCAAGCTTCGGAAGCACAGCAATTAATAGGTGGGGCTGGATATGGGATTGCAAAAATAGACGGTTCTTGGCAGATTTGCGAATTCGGCGAGAAGATGGAAAACCCAGATATTGCAGACACCTATAATACGGTGCTAAAAATGGCTAAGAAACGGGCCTATGTTGACGGAATATTATCGGCGACTGCTGCGAGTGATATTTTTACGCAAGACATTTTTGATGAGGAAGATCTTGAAAATGTAATGCCGTCAAAAGAGCACGTCAAACAACCACAGCGCAAGACAACAGTAGTCGATGCCAAGGTGCTCCAACCCGAAGATAGCGAAGATCCCGAGCAGAAAAAGTCCGAATCAAAAAGTCCTATTTGCGTTATTTGCGGCGGCCCGGTATCGGAAAAATCGGCTGAATTTTGCGAAAAGAAAGGGATGGCCCCGACTTGTTTTAACTGTCAGCAAGCGGTTAAAAACAAATGATTACATTTGACGCGGAACGTCACAGATACACCGACAACGGCGTAAATATTCCTTCTGTCACTACGATTCTAGGGGCGGTCGGATTGCCGAATTTGTCGATGGTCGGCAAGGAAGATTTAAAACGCGCGGCAGAACGTGGAACCGCCGTACATTCCGCAACTGAATTTGATGACGAAGGCGAACTTGATGAATCGTCATTAAGTGAAGAAATAAGCATGTATCTTGAAGGCTACCGGCGTTTCAAATCCGAATCCGGGTTTGAAATCATAGAAATTGAGAAGAGGATTTATCATCCGGTTTTAAAATATGCCGGTACGCTTGATAGATACGGAATTTTAAACGGGAAGCGGGTTGTGCTGGATATCAAATCAGGCGTTTTCGATCCTTTGTCAGTAGGGCCGCAAACCGCCGCATATGCGGAGGCATACACGGACTTGAAATGTTATCGTTACGCTTTGCAACTCAAAGATGATGGTACATATAAGCTTCACAAACTTACCAACAGCAATGATTTTAATATCTTTTTATCGGCGTTAAATATATGGAAGTGGAGGAACCAAAAATGAATTTTTTCAAACGATATATCTTAAAAACAAGTCAAACTGTAACTAATAATATTGTTGACGATTCAAAAAAGACAATTGTTAAAAACGCTTTGCTTGCTTTAAACGAAGCCGTTGATTCCGGGACTATAGAATCGGTTTTCGATGTAAAACAAAATAAAGGAACGGGCTTGAATATATGGCTTTACGCTTCGGCAGATAACGGCCATGTTTGTTTTGAAATCACTCCTGCTGGTGGCGGTGATATTTTCAAATATAAAACCGATTTAGAAGGATACCAAAAATTTGTAAATGAGGTGTTGAAATGAGCGAAACCAGACAATTTTTAATAGCATTATCCCCAATCGCCCAAGAACTTGTTAAACGGGCCAAGAGCTACGAATTGGAAGTTAACAAGGTAACTATCGAGGATAACACTCAACGGTCAAACGCGGTTGAATTAGGTAAGAAATTGAACGGTTTAAAGAAAGACTTAGATAACGAGCGGTTGAACCAAACCAGACCAATCGAAGCCGCTGCAGACGAGATAAGGGATTATTACAAACCAATTACCGGCACGTGTGAAACAATGGTTAAAACGCTCAAAGACGCTATCTTGAAATTTGACCAAGAGGAACGCCGGAAGGCAGATGAAGCGGCGCGAATTGCCCGGTTAAAAGCAGAAGAAGAAGCCCGAAAGGAGCGGGAACGGTTGGCAAAATTGGCCGAGAAGCAGATTGATTCCGGCAAGGTTGAAAAGGCCGAAGAAACTATTGCCAAAATGGAAAATGTTGCGCCGGTTGTAACTCCGATAATTATGCCACAAATTCAGAAGCAAAAAGGAGAGTCGACCCGGAAAAATTGGAAATTTGAAATCATCGACGAAAAGCAGATTCCGCGAGAATATTTGTTAGTTGATGAAACAAAGATTCGAAAAGTGGTACAGGCATTGAAAGGCGATACCAACATTCCCGGTGTTCGGGTATATTCTGAAAAATCAATGAGTTTTAGGCGTTAGTCTATCCAGAAAGGGGAAATTATGTGTGACACTATGGGTGACTATTGGCGGCTTGGCAAAGAAGAGCAGCGCAAACGTCGGGAACGAATCGAACCCGTTAGAATGTACCATGCCGAAACAAAGCTTTTAAATCTTGGTTGGGAAGTCAAAGCAGGCCCAGACGAAACAAGTTTAACCGTTATCAGCCCTGCCGGGAAACGCTTCAATTTTTGGCCTTATAAAGGTTATTTCGCAGGGCCGGTACAGGGGCGAGGGTTACGAAATTTGATAAAGGCGGGTAAATGAAATGAGTACTGAACAATCCGAAATCATCACGCAAATTCGGGATTTGATTCGGGAGCGGGACGAGTTGAAACGAGCTATTCGAATCTTAAATATCGCTTTTGATTTGGCTTGTGAATCGTTGGCGGAACGCGACGATCAAAAGCGAGATTTTAAGTGGTGGCAGGGCGCTGTTTGGACGGATGCGGAAGATATAGTTGAATTGAACGGATGAAAGGAGTTGCAAAATGGAAAGAAGTTGTGAAAATTGTAGAAACAGCTGTAAAGTGGGCCATAAAATGTCATATTGCATTATCAATGAAAGAAAATGTTGGGAACCCGATTACCACACCTTAGAGCGGGAAAACGCGAAGCTGGAACAATCCTTGGAACGGGCGTGGATTAAATGCAGTGAACAATTGCCAGAAGATGATTGCATTGTATTTTTTACCAACGGGAAATTTATTTCATACGGTTATTATTCTAAAAATTTTAATATTGAAGGCAAAAAAATTATTCCTTTGCCACGCGAATGGATAAGCGAACAAGGTCTTGTCGTAGATTGTAAAATCACTCATTGGCAAAAATTTTATCCTGAACCGCCAAAGGAGGCCGCACAATGACCTGTAAAGAGTATAAACAAAAGATAATTGAACTCTTTAAAAGCGGAAATGTAACGAAAGAGCAGTGGGATGAGATGGCCGAAGCTGTTTTGATTATGTCTGAAAACTATTCAAATGATACATATCATATCGATTCTGTTATTGATCCGGAATCTGTGGAGGGGGGATTGAGGAATTGAAATGAACATTTATGACCTGAAATTGCATGAAAAAATAAGAATTGGCGATTTTACAATTTATAGGGTTCCCGGAGGATGGATATATCAGTCAATGATTTGGGATGGATCGATTTTCATCCCATACAACGACGAATTCAAGGAGGCCACGAAATGAAAAACCTTAGAGTTGCTCCTGAAAAAATCGGCGACATGATAAAAGAAACTGTTGAAAATCCTGACAAATTTACTGTGGGTTGTTGTGACCATGCCTTTTATATCAAAATATTTTCTCAAGGCGAACTATTGGTATTTGCCGAGAAGAGAGCAGATGGCAAAATGTATGTTAAGTGTGCAGATTGGTTGGAGGTGAACTCATGAGCTCCATAACCCTATATGACTTTGAAGTCCAAAACCTGCTCAAGAACGGGAAAGGGCAGATTCGGCGAGTTTGCAAGGTTCAACCGCCGAACGACAATTATAAATTAGGCCGTGAAACGAGCGGGAAGCATGAAGGAAAATTATTTTGGTATGATGATGATTTTTGCTGCTCAGAGCATTTCACCTGCCCTTTCGGCGCAGTCGGAGAGGAAATTCGGGTTAAGGAGACATGGTATTACGAAAGCCATTTGTACGAGCTAACAGCGGATGAACCAGACTTGCCCAGCGGACGATATTCGCACAGATATATATATCGCGCCAGCAACCCAGATTATCCTGTTAATCTCGGCGTAGGAGAACATGGCTGGAAATCCCCCGTTACCATGCCCCGCGAAGCCTCACGTCTGACGATTATCCCGGAGCGGATTTGGACGGAGAAGTTGCAGGATATGACGGAGCAGGACGCGATAGAATGCGGTTTCGAAGGCGTTAGGTGTCATCATCATCCTTTTGGCAATACGGTTTATGGTTGTACTGATTGTTATAACACCGGATGGCTTGAGCCGCCGACGGCAGAATTTGTGTTTGAATGGGACTCTCGCGCCAAACCAGGCTACAAATTTGCTGATAATCCCGTTGTGTGGTGCGGGGAAGTGAGGGTGAAATGAAATTACTGCATAGCCAAAAGACATATTTTATCTTTTCTTATACATTATGCAAAAATGGCAGTTTTACTTTGCTTTTACATGGCGATTGGGAGCTTGTGCGTTTTATAGACGTGGATAAATCATGGTTAAGTATTCATATTTATTTTTTATGTTTTAGTCTAATAATATATCGGGAATTTATTTGATGTCAGCTTTCCTGACAAAAAGGAGGTAGAATGGAAAAATGACCAACCTCGAAGAATATCAACTTTTAGTTGAAAAAGACAAGCTATTTCAGGAAAACAAGAAGCTGAAACGGGCTTTTGAAATGGCATTAGAAACAATGGTGCTGCATTACCTGCACGATCCAGAAGACCGGAAACGGATTGCAGGAGAGTTGATGGAGTATTACTTGGATAAGGCGGGGGAGGGGATGAAACACTGTCCTATCTGCGGAAAACCAGTTTTATATTGTGATGGAAACAGATTGGTCTGCCCGGTTTGTAATTATAGTGAGAGGGGGAAGCGATCGAATGCAGGACGTTTGTAAACCGATAATTGATATCTGCTGCGGATCTAAAATGTTTTGGTTTGATAGAAACCACCCTGACGCTGTTTTTATGGACATCAGACAACTCGAAGATATCTTATGTGACGGCAGAAAACTTGTTATAAAACCTGATGTAATCGGCGACTTTAGGAACATCCCTTATCCTGATAACTCTTTTAAACTAGCAGTATTTGACCCTCCACATTTAGTTAAATTGGGTGAAAATTCTTGGATGGCCAAAAAGTACGGGAAATTGGGGGGGCAATGGAAAGACGATATCAGGCAGGGATTTGATGAATGTATGCGGGTTTTGGAACCCTTCGGAATACTTATTTTTAAGTGGAACGAGCAGCAAATTAAGCTTGGGGAAGTTTTGTCTGTTGTGAAATATAAGCCGTTATTTGGTGATAGACGGTCAAAGACGATCTGGGCCGTGTTTATGAAAAACGACTAGCAAGGAGGGGATGGGATGAAATGGCTGAGGTCGAAGGGTGGATCAAATTACACCGCAAACTGATGCTTAACGAACTTTGGAACAGTGAACCATTCTCAAAAGGTCAGGCTTGGGTTGATCTGCTCCTTCTGGCAAATCATGCAGATGGTAATATTCAGGTTAGAGGCATTAAAATCCCGATATTGCGGGGCCAGGTCGGTTGGTCGGAAGCGAGGTTGGCTGAAAGATGGCAGTGGTCACGTTCAAAAGTCAGACATTTTATTTTTGCGTTAAAAAAAGAACAGCAAATCGAACAGCAGAAAAATAACAAAACGTCCATTATAACTATAATAAATTACGAAATGTATCAAGAAAAAGAACAGCAAATTTGCCAAGAAAAAGACAGCAAAAAGACAGCAAAAGAACAGCAAAAAGACACTAACAAGAATGATAAGAATGTAAAGAATGATAAGAATGTAAGTAATACTGTAAGTAATAGGGCGTTCGCCCCACCTTCTCTCCAAGATGTAACGGATTATTGCAACGAGAGACGAAACGGGGTTAATCCTCAAAAGTGGCATGACTTCTATTCGGCAAAGGGTTGGATGGTCGGCAAAAACAAGATGAAGGATTGGCAAGCAGCAGTTAGGACGTGGGAAAAGAGAAACAAGGAGGACCAAAATGGACCAACTACAGGAAATTCTGCAACGGGTAATGGCGGTGGCAAAGAACAACTCACCCGTGACTGGTCCAAGTTCGGATATAAAGGTTAAATGCTCCAAATGCAACGACACAGGAGTAATTGAAATTGACGAGCGGACCGTTAGACTTTGCGAATGTCGGGAACAAATGAGAATTGAAAGGCTATTCCGGTCCAGCCGTATCACCGCGGCGTTTCGGCAAAAAACATTTGAAAACTTTGACCTGAACGGCAGGTCTGATGTGGTCCAAACAATGTATCGCGGGGCGCTGTCCTATGCAGACGGTTTTGACGAGATACGGACCACAGAAAATAACTGGCTAACGATGTTAGGACAACCCGGAAGCGGCAAAACGCATTTGGCAATGGCGGCGGCCAACATGTTTTTAAACCGGTCCATCCCAGTCCTATATATACCACACAATGAGACGATGAACGAATTTAAGGATCTACTGCGGACCAAAGACGGAATCAAGGACCGGACCGAGGAAATGAAAAAAGTTGAGGTCCTGGCATGGGATGACCTGTTTAAGAACTGGAATCTTAATCGGACCTTTGAAATTGACATAGCGTTTGAGGTCCTGAATTACCGATATCTCAATCTACTGCCAACGATTATCACAAGCGAGAAAGGGCCGGACCAGTTTTTGAAGATTGATGAAGCGATAGGGTCCCGAATTATCGAGCGGTCTAGGGGCAGGTTAATAGTGGTCCAAGGTCAAGAAAACAATTACAGACTGGAATAATAACCAATTCGCAAGGACGGAGGGATTGATTTAATGGGCCAAGATAACTACAGAACACCTAATTATGTTTTTAATTACTACGATAAGCAATACAAATTTCAATGCGACGTAGCGGCGAACGACGATGACCGCAAATGTGATTTGTATTACGACAAAGAAGGTAACGGTTTAATTCAACCGTGGTTTGATTCAAACTTTTGTAACCCGCCGTATTCAACCGGGAATGGAAATCGGCTTATATACTGGGCGAAAAAAGCTTGGGAAGAAGAAGAAAACGATAAAACGTCACTTTTAATTTTCCCGCTTGGATTTACCTCTTGTTGGTTTCGGGATTACGTCAAGGATAAGGCACGGGTTGAAATCCCGGACGAACGAATCTGCTTTATCAACCCAGAAACCGGTAGACCGGATAACCAACCGCGAAACGACAACATGATTATTATTTACGGACCGGGAATTATGCCAGGAATTGTATCGGTGCATATACCAAAAATGGAGGACTTAAAACAATGAACCATATAACATTGATTGGCCGCTTAACCCGCAATCCGGAGCTTCGGTATGCTCCAAACGGCGTTGCTGTAACTAATTTTGATTTGGCCGTCCCGCGCCCGGGTAAGAAGAAAGAGACTGATTTTATCCGAATAATTGCGTGGCAGAAAACCGCCGAATTGTGCGCCAATTATCTGAAAAAAGGACAAAAGGCCGCGTTGGAAGGCAGATTACAAATCCGTAGTTACGAGGATAAAGACGGGAATAAAAAACGGGTGGCGGAAGTGGTTGCAAACCGGGTTGAGTTTTTAGACCGGGCCAAGGAGGACAAGCCGGAACGGGAAGACGATGGAATTAATTTAGATGACATTCCATTTTGAAAATAATCCCAATCAATTTTAAGGGCATTTTTAGACGATTTAAGGTCAATCAAATTTTTAACGATTAAATTATCGTGAGAATAACACATCAAGGTTAAAACGGGCTTGTAGGGGTTCCTAGACACATAATCTGTTAATATCCGTCTTGCGAATGCAAACTAAACTAATTATCGGCAAATTTCGAAAAAACTTTAGAGGAAATTTTTAGGATTAAATCATGACTCACAACGGCCACGAAATAACAAAATTAACTCAAAAATATCAACGTGGCAGACCGCTATATCAGTTTGATGACATTTGGATCTATTGTAATAAATGTGATTATTTAGAAAGGATTAAAAAAGATGACCCCAAAATCAATTGTTGAATGTTGTGATTGTATGAATTTTATGGCAAAGTTTCCAGATAAATTCTTTAATTTGGCGATAGTCGATCCGCCATATAATATTGTTTCACAACAAAAGCGCGGGGTTGGTTCACGTATTGATCCGAGCGGTAAAATGAATAATTGGAATCACGAAAAACCAAAAAAAGAATATTTTGAGCAATTATTTAGAGTATCAAAAAAACAAATCATTTGGGGCTCAAACAACTTTGAAGGCTTGCCACCAACGGAATATTTTGTGATTTGGGATAAACAGCAAACAGTTAATAACTTTGCAAGTGCTGAATATGCCTGGACAAACGTAAAACAACCGGCGCTGGTTTTTAGATATGCAATAAATAAAGAAATGATCAACCGTCAAAGAGGCGGCGGCAAAATCCATCCAACCCAAAAGCCCGTCGCCTTATACATTTGGCAACTGCAAAACTACGCTAAACCAGGAGACAAAATTCTTGATACTCATTTAGGTTCTCAGTCATCCAGAGTTGCTGCCAGAATAATGGGTTTTGACTTTTGGGGGTGCGAAATTGACCCGGATTATTTCGCAGATGGATGCAAAAGGTTTGAAAAGGAATCAGCGCAAGAAATGTTGTTTCAAGCTCCGCAAAGGGAAGAGGCAAACCAGCCAAATTTATTTAACGAGGAGCAATAATGTAACACAAAGGGGGATATATGACGCATACAGATTTAGTTAACGCGGCTTATCGATGGGTAATGAAAAACGCAAGTTGCGGGGTGGCTTTTAAAGAATTAGTTGCGGCAATTACAAGCGGTGAAATCCCGGACATAATTGGATTTGGTAGTTGTGGCCGCAGCGTGATGATTGAATGCAAAATGTCGCGGTCGGATTTTTGCGCCGACAGAAAAAAGTTTTTTAGAATCGATTCAAGCCAAGGCATGGGAACATACAGGTTTTATTGTTGTCCGGAAGGACTACTACAAAAAGAAGATATGCCGGAAAACTGGGGCTTATTATGGGTGGACGATAATCTCAAAGCGAAATGTGTCTATAAACCATACAAGGGTTATATTGGCTATTTTGAAGGGTTTGAAAAGAACATCAAAGCTGAACATGAGTTAATGTATAGCGCATTGAGACGGCTGCAACTCAAGGGTAGGATTGATGAAATTTACAAAGGAGTGGGAAAATGACAGAACAAGAACTATATCAAGCCGTTGCCGACAAAAATCAATGGGCGGCGCTGAATATCGATGATTGCAGGGAGTTGTTAGGGGTGTATGAGGAAAGGAAAGATGAGAATGGGCAAGATGATATTTAAATCTTTTGTTTTTGTGTTTGTATGCATGATGTTGACGTTGGATGTTGTTGGAATTTATAAATTACTACCATTGTTTGATTTACGAGTTTCGGCAAGATTAGCCTTATGTTTTGAGGTTATATGGTTTTGTTGCGGTGTTAAGATACTTTTGGATTTAAGGGAGGGAAAGCTCAAATGAGCAGAGAGATTAAATTCAGGGCGTGGGATAAAGTCAAAGAAGAAATGTGTGACGTAATGGGAATCGACTTTATTCAAAATATGGTTTTGTGTTTTCCGATCACAAAACGAACGGCGAGAGCTGGGAAATGGCGACCTATGGATGAATTTGAATTAATGCAATTTACCGGACGTCACGACAAAAATGGTGTTGAAATTTATGAGGGGGATATTATTGGAACCAATGTAAGATACCAAATTCTTCCTAAATACATAGTCGAATGGAACGAAAAACATTGTTGCTTTACTTGCATAGACGGAGGAACTTTTAATTATCTTGGTGATATCGACGAATCAATTCAATATCATTTGTTATCAAATATGCGGTTAAATGTATGTGAAATCATCGGCAATATTTACGAAAATCCAGAATTGGGGGCGGCACAATGCGAACCATGCAAATAAAGCCACCAACCAAACGGTCTTTGAAACAAAACCTTCTTGTAGCAGCGATAATAGATATTGATTTGGAGAAGGAGAGGAGGAAAAGAAATGAGCGAAATATACAAAATCGTAAAACTTGAAGATTTTGCTAAAATTCCGCCTGCGAAACTAGGGCAATGTCTAAAAGAATTTAAAGAAGCGCTAGAATTATATTACAAAATCAATGAGACATCTCTGGCAAAAATAGATTATTTTACATGGGTGGATGACGAGAAACATAGGCTAATGATTGAGTTAAGCAAAGGGAAGATAGAGGGAGAATGAAAGATTCTGATTTGACTGTCAAAGCCAAAAAAAATGGTAAAGAATACGATATCATAATGACTCATAAACCAATTTTAACCAATGAAGATATAGCAATAATGTTGTTTAAAATAATGCAAGAATTGGCAAAGGAGGGCGAAGGATGCAAGATCGAATCAGTGCGGCAGAATACCAGCGAATGACCGTAAAACCATCGAAAATGCGGAATGTTAAGACGGTAGTAGATGGCAGAATGTTTGATAGCAAGAAAGAAGCTGATTACTATTACTTACTTAAAGCCCAAAAACAGCAAGGGGAAATTATAGATTTTTTTTGTCAAGTTCCCTTTCTTGTTCATGATGGTTATTACAAAGATGGGCGGTGGATTAAACCAATTTACTACTACGCAGATTTTTTGGTGATAAAACCTGGCGATTTTTGGCTGGAGGAATATATTGCAGAAATTCATGAGACCAAGGGCCGGTGGACGCGGCTGGCACTCGATAAACGAAAAATGTTCGAAAAACGGTATCCCGAATATAAATTTATTGTGATATAGGGAAGGAGCTGGGGAAATGAATCAACATTTGGCTGCCGTCTTGATTGGGATCATAATATTTTTAATATGGGTTGTGGGGAGGGATTGAAATGAAACGTTCAGCAGAGAGGGATTTGGAAATTGTTAAAACTTTAACAGCATATCAAAGAGATTTGATAAACGCTCAAATATCAGGATTTGAGGCGCGTCTTGAAAAACTCAAAACAGGATTGGAAGTTTTACGTGAAGTGTTTTAATCGGTAAGGAGGACAAAAATGATTAGATTGCTTTATTGGCTAATAAAACGTAGGTGGGCGGTGTGCAAGGAATGTGAATGGACTTGCGACATGTTTATTTGCCAAAAGTATACGTCTAAAAAGCCTGATTTTGTGAAAGGCGGAAAAAGAATTGTCTATTTGGGCTTGTGTGGAATGCATAATAAAAACGGTTGCTGCTGGGGCTTTAAACCAAAAGGAGGCCGCATTGAACCGCCGGAGCCATGGCCAAGGCGGTAAATTACTACTACAAGGAGGGGTAAAGATAATGAACATTAAACCATATTGGAAATATTTATTATATGTTTTAGAACACAAAAAGAACGTATTCAAAATTTGTTGGAAACGCAAATTTTATGGTCATGCATTTACTCATGATTTAAGTAAATTCCATCCTAAAGAATTTTTTGCTTATACTAAGTATTTCTATATTGATAAGCAGCAATTTAAAGAAGAATTTGATAAGGCGTGGGAACATCATTATTCTAACAATCCCCATCATTGGGAATATTGGCTTCAAACGGGTGTTTTAGAACCTATACCAGAGAAATATTTATATCAAATGATAGCTGATTGGGAAGGCATGTCTTTAAAATTTGGCGATACAGCACAAGCGTATTATTTAAACCATTACGATGAAATTAAACTTGAGTATAATACGCGAGTTTTGCTTGAATATTTACTCGATATCAATGATAGTTTAACTATTAATTATGGACATACGCTTAAAGAATTTGCAAACGCATATGACGAAGATTATTATAATTGCAATTTTGGATACATTATTAAAAAATATGGGATAGATAGTTATATTTTGCTTAAACAAGGAGGGCATACATGAAGAAAACCAAGCTATACAACATAAAAGAACGCCGAATTTTGGGAACCATCAATGGCCATTTGGAACAATTTGTAAAGCTCGATAATTGCATTGTAGTTGAATTTAATAGTGAAATGGATATTAAGGCGACGCTAAAAAATTACTACTATATGAAGCAAAAGCGGAAAGAAACGATAAAGAGGCTTGAGTTTGAATTAAACCAGCGGACTGCATTACGGGCGGCGAATAGTGGCATACCTCATATGATGGGCGATCCGGTCGGGCGAAAGGTAGAATTACTATTACAACAGGATGCATTGATTAATAAGCTTAAGGCGGACAAGTGGCGGCTGGAAAATGATATCTTGGTTTGCGAGATACTACTTGATCGGCTAATGCCGGAGGAACGCCAAATTATTCACTACTACTATATTCAGGGTAAATGCTGGCGGGAGGTGGCCGAAATAATGCATTGTTCGCGGCGGGGATGTATCCGAAAACGGAAAAGGGCAATCGAAAAGATGAAGGAATTCGTAAATTAACCCCTGAAAAGGGGTTTTTACTACTTAGATATAACTGGATTCTTTACCATCTCAAACGCCGCATCCCAAAACGGCACGTAGCATGGATCGCCATCGATATACCACAAAACTCTCTCAATTTCGGCGGCGCTTTGATATGCCAAAATTGATGTCTTGCCATGGTTGGGGGTTGCACTGCTTAGTTTTTTGGGAGCTACCCCGGCATATTCCACCAAAATATTGTTGATCGATTGCATTAATATGCGGTTGCCATAAATTTGCATCTTAATTTTTTTAAGCTCTTTATGCTCCGGGTGTGACCCATACTTAACTCGACTATGGATCTCAATCCATGCGCGTAAAAAATCCCGATAATCGTCAAGGGGTGGGACATTCCGTTCGTTGGCATTTCGGGGAGTCCATCCAAGTTGGAATAACTCGTCCAAGGATAAACCGGACATTTTAAGTCGATATTGTGGGCCAGTGCGGGACTGAGACTCTTGGATCTGCAGCGTTGGACGCAGCAATTGGATCTGCTCTAAAAAATAGCGGACCTGGTAACGACACAACAAATAATTATCAGTCGGATCATAATTGGCAATCGCCCACAGAATGCCTAATTGGTACCCCGTGAGCGAAGACAAGGGGATATATAGTTTGGGAGGCATAGCTAAACTCCTTATTACTATCGTTTTTTCTCCTTGGTTTTATTCCCCGTTAAGCGCGGGGAAGACTGATTATAATTGATATTTAGTTACTACTTCTATTGGCTTCGGAGAAATAATTTCCCCTTTGATAATCAAAACCGAATCCCCCCAATAATTTGTATCCGGATCAGGGATGGCCGATACAAAACCCTTTAAATCTCCATCATCGATCCTTTTGAGTAATTCCTCTTCGGAATATTTGCGAACAGACGTTTCGCCGTCCGAATTATAAATCACAAAATATTTTGTCATATTAGTTTTCCCTCCTCAAAATTTGGAATTTATACCCAATTTGTTCGATTTCTTCTCGGGAGAGGATTTTCCCCTCTGGGAGTCGCCTGTTAAGTTTAAAAACAAGAGCTGTTTGGCCGGGCTGCTGCTCAAACTCAATGCGGTTTTCGGGAACGTCAATCCCCAACATATCCGTCATTACTCGGGCTGTCGGGCCATGCCCGACCGCTGAAATGGTTTCTCGATTCTGAATCAAGTTTTTGGCCTGATCAATGGTAATGGTCTCAAGCGTGTATGTACCGTCTGCGGTTGCAATTGACGTGTTTAATAGGGCGATAGGATTAATAATCTTTTTTTCTTGCCTATCTGCATAATTACCACAGATAGGACAATAATTGTTGTTATTGCAAGATTGATCATCATCCCGCTCATTATTACAGCCGTAACAATAATTAACTAATTTTTCCATAATTACCTCCTTGCCGGGTTGACCGGCTACTACTACAATAAATTATTACTACTACTACTACGATCTTTTATCAGACTGACGATAAAATCAAATATAATGAGCGTGTTCTACTCTACTATTTCTATTTCAAAGCCGATTGCGGCTTGATCTGAATAGGCAAACATTAAGCCGCGGATGTTATCTTGGTGTTCGGATTCAACCTGGCGTCGATAATCTGCGACGCCTAATAAATTATCGTCGTATGTCTCAGAATCCATGACATACGTTTTGTTACGTCCAGTTGCGACATCGGTTTTGAAATACCGATACTTAAAGTATTTGGGAATGTGAGCAGAACCAAGCTCAATCAAAGGTTTTGCTGATTCGTTGATTACAATAGTCCCAAGGCTATTGTATTTCTCGGCGTTCAACTTCTCGGCAGCCGTTGCCGCTGCTCTTGCCGTTTGGAACCACGGAGTCAGCCATGAACCATATCTCGGATCTTGATTAATGATTTTTCCTTGATAAAACATATTTTTTCTCCTTTCTTATCCCGGTTTAGGGATTTAGGCCGGGGCATACATTATCCTGCCTTATACGTCAAAATCTCTGTATAATTCCACTATTTCCGCGTCTACAAGCTGAGTAACTAAATACTCAACATCTTTAGACGGATCATAATCGGAATAATAACTGCTAATTTTATAATTACTTAAGGCAAATTTTTTCGCTTTTTTTGCAGCCTCATCCGCATTGGCGGCGTTCACCAATAAAACTGCCACACGCAACGCATGTCTGTCTATATCGGTATTGGGATTAATTTTAACTATAAATTGCATTTTTTTCCTTCTTTCTTTTTTAACACGTCGTATCAAACACATTTCGGCAAAGATTCCATTACCGAAATGACTACCGGAAATATGTCTAAAATTTCTTGGGGGATGGGAGCGGGAATTGGGCCGTAATCACCCTGATATTTTTCTTTTCCATGGGGGGCGTATACCCATTGCCCCTCATGATATAAAATGCGAATTTGTTCTCTGCCCGGCCCCCATGCGGCATTAATATTATATTCAATTTTTCCCGCCGTGCGCGTGTCCCCATCACGAGATTCATAGGTGTAAAGGGGATAAATACGATCCCTAATTTCTATCCAGATAGGATTATCCGGATCGTTATTTTCCCATAGAGTGTCATTTTTTCTTATTAACATTGTTTTCCCTCCTTGCCGGGTTGACCGGCTACTACTACAATAAATTATTACTACTATTACTACTACAATAAATTACTACTACTACGTCGGATAAACGAGGGCATTGCCGCTTATTCACTCCTTCGATTTTTTTCAGCCGGTTTCCCAACGAAAACAGATTACTACTACATTACTACTACATTACTTTTTTCTGCATTCGTCGCAAACTGCCTTTTTCGACGGTTTGCGACACACAGTGCAAAGACCGGCAGCGCGCAAGGTATAATAACGAGCTTTTTTAGATTCGGCGCGGGAAGATTCATATTGCCTGTTTCGTTCCAAACATTTAGGACAAAATAACTCGCTTCCTGAATTCCCTCGGTCTTTGCCGCAGCAGGTACATTTACCTTCGCGCTGCAGTTTTTTGGCGCGGTCATATTGCATTTTTTTGACCTTTTCCCAATTTTCACGAATATAAGTCCTGTTATATTCATTGTTTCTGTCCCGACACTCTGGGCAAAAGTTTTTGTTGCCTGGTGCCAGGGGGCGACGGCATAATATACATTCGCCTGCCGCGCGGCGCGCGGCTTTAGTTTGTTCCCACGTCATTCCAACTCCGCTAACGACGCTAATATTACTGCGTCGATAACATCCCAGGTTACAAACTTTACATCGTCAAGCAACGTGTCATAATTGCAATCAGTGTCAAAATCCTCACTTGACAGGTCAACTTTAAGTAACAACTCGTTGTAATCATCGTTGCAATCATCTGCTAAAATCTCAGCGATAATTTGTCGACTTTTTGCGGCAGCTTCGGCTTTAGTAAACACTGCATCCGGCGCGGCTTTGGCTAATTTTTCGATAATGTTCAACATTATAATCTCTCCTTCTCATTTGCCGGTTGACCGGCTAAAATTACTACTACTCACAATCAATTTGTAATCGAATATCCCAACCGGGTTTCCCCGGCATCAAAACCATCGCCTTTGCTGTTGTAAAACTCATAAATAATATAGTCATTCGGGACTTCAGAGTTTTGCCTAATTTCGGCCAAATCTGTTATAATGGCCTTTTCGCGATATCCTAAATCATTGGATATTTTTGATAAAATCGTTTCAGCGGTGGCCTTATTAGCGCCATTTGTAAATTTTACTTTATTAAATTTCATCTTCGTTTCCTCCTTTTCCTTTTCTACTACTACAATACCATAATAGTACGATAGTGTCAACAACTATTTTTGTTTTTTCTCAAAATACTTTTCGATTACTGCGTCTCGAATTAATTGCGCAATTGAAACATGCTGGTCATAAGCCATTTTACGTAAAGCTTGGTGGTAAGGATGTTCAAAACGTACATTTACAAGCTGATATTTATCATCATTTGATTTTGCCACGTAATTCACCTCTTTTCTTTTTTAACATTACTACTACTACTATTGCTACTACTACTACATTATCATGCTATTAATATATTACAATGCGGTGATATTGTCAATAAAAATGTTAGAAAAACGCATATAATAGAAGGAAAACAAAAGCGCAGGTAAAAGGTATAAAAAAATAATTAAAAAACTTTTTAAAAACACTTGACGGTAGTATGATAGTATGATAGTATGTAAATGTAGTCAAGAAACGAAAGGGGATATTGAAAATGGTCAGAATGACGATTGAGGAGTTGGAACAATTAGTAAAGCAACTAAAAAATCAAAACGAATATCATGATATGCAGCCATATGTTTTAATATCAACAATAACGCTACCTAATGGCAAAAAGCAAATCGAATTTGAACAGCCAAACAGCTGGACCGAATGTAACTCGAATTGTTATCGTTATGACGCAGAGTGACGGGGGAAAACCCGGTAATGTGGCAATCCGGTTACAAGCCCGGCAGAAACGAAAGGGGAAAAAAATGACTAAACAACAAGCAATAAAAGAAATACTTAGTTTGCCATATGGATTACTAGCGACATTAACTGGATTAAACAAATATGAGGAATTAGATCGGGTAACGGAACAATTGATCAAAAACATTAACATCGTGGATGTGTCTCGTGCTGCTTGTTGGCAGGAAGTGTGGAAGTTATGCGAGCAATAGGGCTTATGATTTACACAGGTATTTTGGGGATAGTTGGGTTAAAATTGTATAATTTAATAATTTTTATAAGATGAAAGGGTGAAGAAAATGCCAAAAGAAATTTTAGAAGCTAAATATCAAAATTTTTATATCAACGACGACGGTATTATTTGTGGAATTGTTTCCCCGCGTGAAATTTGGAAGTTAAATTTGGAATATGTAGCGGAATTGCAAGCAAAATATCAGCGTCAAATTAGCATTGGGAAAAATAGTAATTATGATTTGGCGCGGACGGTAGCGGAAAGAGCAAAAAGGGCTTTAAAGCGGCTAAACGCAGCGGTTAAAAAATTGGAGGGATTACAACAATGCTAAAATTTCTTTGGAACGGCATAAAGCTGGACGGCAAACTATATCGGGCGCGATACTCACCTGGAGAGGTGATTAATCAACCTGTCGGGACAATTACAATTTACGCAAAAGATTACGACAGCCATTTCCCGGCCATTACGGGCTTGACGATTACTAATGATACTGACATTATGACTGATTATCACGCCAAAGATTTAATCAGGGTAACGCCTGACAATCCCTACTTTCCGCAAGTTAAAGCAGCATTGGACGCATATAACAGACATTATAGCTGGTGATTCCGGCTTATTTTTTTAATATAAAATAGGTCAAAAGGCCTATTGATAATTAAGATAATAAAGGTTATAATGATATCAAGAGAAAACGAAAGGGGAGTAAGCAATATGTATAAAATCATTGATAAAAAAACCCAAAAGCCGGTCGGCAAGCCATACAGAGACGTCAATCGCGCGCGTTCTCGTCGCGACAAACTCGATTGCGTCTATGGTGGATATCGATATCGTGTCGTCCGCGACGCGGACGGAATGACAATTTTTTAAATCTGTCAGGCCCTGCCCCGAGAATGCCGGGGCCGCCCTTCGGGGCGCGGCGCTCAAGGATCGAAAGGAAGTGAGAAACAATGACGGCTTATGTAGGACAAAAACGCAAAGATGGTAAATATCCTGTAAAGTTTTGTTACCCAATTAGCGGGCGCATAATAAACAAATTAATTCCTGCCGATCAAATTGACGAAAAACTTAAAGATTTTATGGGAACAGTATATGGTTATTGTAAAAAACGATAGCAGGATGTTTGGCAACTTATATCTTAACTCAGTCGGCGTAAGAATCGTGCGGGGGCGAAAGCCCCGCCCTAAGAAGGGAACTGAACAAAAACATGAGAGGGGATTTTAAAATGTCTTGTACAAAAAATTATCTTGATTTGGGAATGGCAATTAATGAAAAAACGTTACCAAAACTATTAGCAGAATATAGCGAAAAAGAATGGTACGCATATGCCTACAAGTTTGTCACCGGCGATAAGTTGCCCAAAAACTGGAAACGCGATAAAGAGTTGATAAAAGTATATTTGCCCGCAAATATTATAGATGAAGCAATGTCATTTATGTACGGGATTTAAGCTTATAAATTGCAGTAACCGGTAATTCCGGTTATTTTTTTAATGTAAAATAGGTCTAAAGACCTATTGATAATCAAGATAATATAAGTTATAATTATAAGTATCAAGGGGAAATAAACCAAAAGGAGCGATTAAAATGATTAAAATAACAGGCAAAACTTATCAAGCCAAAGAAGTTTTAAAACAAGCAGGTTTTGAGTGGGTTCCGCAGTTCAAAGCGTTTTTTGGAACCGAAGAGGCCAAAAAAGAGTTAGACCGGATTACAACCGCAAGCTACAGCAGAGCAAATCAAAAAGCAATCTCGGGGATAGTTTGCGAAACGGTAGATCAATACAGATAAGGCGGCCAAACAACCGCCAACCCTCTCCCGTAAAGCGGGACTGATGAGCTGGATAATTCCCGGCGAAAGGGCGGAAGGAGATGCAAAATGTTTATAAGCAAATCACGCAAAGAGGTTTTAAACCAATATTCGGAAGCCGCTAAAATTGTTAAGGTATGCGGCGGGTACCAGGTATTTGAAACGTTATCAAATTATAAAACATGGAAAAATCAGAAATAATGCAGAGTGGCCCCGGTAGCCGGGGCTAATGCGCCGACGGCGGTCACAAGTCTAATGTAAAATTTAAGGAGGGGTTAAAATGCAAATAATTACTATTTCAAAAGGTAAAACCAATGACATATCCAAAACGTTTTATTTGGCAAAGCTTAAACCCGATTTTTATTATTATGATGATCAAATGTTTTGTGATTGTATGCCTTGTTGTGTCAGTTATGAGATCATACTCAAAACTGATTCCGGGTGTTATCCATGTACGGCGCAGGAGATTACATGCAATGATCAACATGCAGTAATCGACCAACTTCTAGGCGATGGCATAATTGCAAAAGATTCTGAGGGTTATTTTCAAGGCCCGAAATATAAGGAGGTATGCTGATATGTCTAACTGTGCAGCTTGTGGTAATGATGTTAAAGGTGGAATAAGCTTGGGCGGCACACTTTTATGCCGGGAATGCGCGGCAGACGTAGAGATTGAGATCCAAAAATTAAGGGAGGAGGGCAAGCAGGTTAATGTGGCAATCATCGCGCGCAAGATGTTTAGGGAATCCTGCGCGCCGGGCGGGTATTTGTTGCGGGATATACCACAGGAGCTTTGGAGCAAGGCCAAACACAAGGCTATTGACAAGGGGATTAGCTTAAGAGAGCTGATATTACAGGCAGTAAGCAAGTTCATAGACCGGGATTAACCCGGTTATTTTTTTTAAAAAAAGTTGGCACTGTTTGGCACGCTCAAACACTTGATATGCATGATTTTATAGGATATAATGTTAATATCAGCAATCGACGTCGAGAGGCTAACCTCAGCGGTTGATATGGATGACCGCAATAAGCGCCTATTTATTATAAACAGTTATCATTAGATAGCTGTTTTTTTGTTGCGCAAAAAAGGGGGGATGTCATGTTTGAGTGTCCAAAATGCTACAAGCCGCTGCCGGACCGGCCGGGCCAGATTATTTTTAAATGTCCGGATTGCGGCCAGGAGTGGTTGATAACTGAGATATACAAGGCGCAGGAGCGCGGAAAGAAGGGAAAGAAATGAAAGCTAAAATGCTATTAAGCCCGTTTTATTATCGAGATAACCCTGCAATTAAAACAGTGATCGATCCAAATAAATGCAAGTGTCCAGTTAAGGGAGATTGCATAATGATGAGAGGTGGTAAGGACAATACCAAACAAAGCGTTTAAGCCGTGCGCCAGGTGTCACGTCAATCTCACGCGTGAGACTTATTGTGAGACTTGCAAGCCAATTGCGCAACGTGAGGAGGACCACCGACGCGGGACGGCGCATGAGAGAGGATATACAAGCCGTTGGTATAGATACAGTCAGTGGTACCTGAGACAACCTGAGCATTTATTTTGTCGCAAGTGTGGCGCGTTGGCCGAGTGTGTGGATCACATCAAACCTTGCGCGCCCAACAGCCGGGAGTTCTGGGACCCGGCTAATCACCAACCGCTTTGTATCCCTTGCAACAGCCGCAAAGGGCGCAAAGAGATCAGATATTAAAATTACAAGAAAAGGAATTAATTACATTAAAAACAAAATGTAATAACATATATTGTAAATAATACCATAAAAATGTAATAAAGAATACATAATAACTATATTATTGTAAACAAAAGTAAAAATATGTAAAATAAATGGATATTTATGTAAATGGGTAGGGGGGCCAAAAATCCCTGAGCTGGGGCTAAGGGAGAC